ATTTGATAACGACTTAGTGATTCCGTTGGGGTCACACTGAAAATTATCTTACAGTCTAATTATCAGTCACTTATTTTACTAATGCAAAGATAATGATAACTTTTTTATAACACAAATTTTTTGGTAATTTTCTTTGATGTTTATACGGTTTTAAAATAAGAAAAGCGTTATAAGTAATTTAGTATCAGACAGTTACAAGCTTTCTTTAGATTATGTTGGTTAAAGAGTGTATAAATGCTTGGATAATTGTCTATGATTGTGTACTTTTGCATCCGTCAATGTGACGATTGATGTTGAGAACTTCGATATATAAACCTGCTTCAATAGGTTCAATATATACAATCACGAAATCCCTAGGTCGGCGTCACACGACTTGGGGATTTTTATTTTCCCCGAGTTTTTTGGCAAAACATACGAGGTTTCATCAGTACCGTCCTCTTCGGTTTACCTGCCGATATATAAAACGGCCCTAACTTAGGAAGATATATCCCTCTAGTCCTGCTCTGAGCGACCAACCTCAACAGGCAACGCACGAACCGAAAGGTTTCCACTGGGACGAAGAAGGCTTGCGGAATGGTTTTTCTATATCTAGGTAAGATTTTGATATTTGGTACTCTTTGAGTAGGTAAATATATAATTATATAAAACCAAATTTCAAGTCGGTCAGTCCTCGCTCCATAGTGGTGTGCGGAAAAGGTTGGGGTGTACCCTTAAATGAAAGTCGAACTAAAAAAGATAGCTTATGAAGAAAATTAAATGGAAAGTGATGTTGTTTGTAGCGTGGCTACTCTCAACGCTTATGATTCTTAACCTAACCCTTAGGGCAGTAAGCAAGGCAGACACCATCTTAAACCTTGTGGGAGTGCTAGGTTTTGTTCTTTGGATATTGTTCTCAATAGCAACAAATTGTTTAACGTTTAAAAATAAGAAAGACAATGAAAAGAAAGATTAATCAGTTGTGTTTGTTTATGCTGCTCGGTTCAGCATTGTTTTCAACTACCTCTTGTAGCGAGCGTGTAGATGCTGGCTCTGAGGGTATCTTGGTCAACCTCTATGGTTCTGAGAAGGGTGTGGATGATGTGAGTCTTGTCACTGGTCGTGTGTGGTACAATCCTTTCACTGAGGAGGTGTACGAGTACCCTACCTATGTTCAGACAATCGACTATCCTGCATTCACCATCAATGCCAAGGATGGCTCGGAGTTCACCGTGGATCCTACCGTATCACTGAAGATGGTTGACGGCAATGCTCCAAGAGTATTCAAGAAGTACCGCAAGGGGCTGGACGATATTGTGAATGGTACTCTGTTCAACTATGTGAAGGATGCTTTCCGCATTCAGCTGAACAAATACACAACCGACCAAATCGTCAGCAATCGTGATTTGGTGGAGAAAGCCATCGAAGCTCAGCTCAGCAAGGCTCTCGCCAATGAACATTTCCATCTAGAGCAGCTTACTTCTGGTTTGAAATATCCAAGTTCGATAGTCGAAGCTGTCAATCAGAAGAATAAAGCCATTCAGGAAGCGCAGCGTGCTCTCAACGAGGTAGCCGTGAAGAAAGCAGAAGCAGAGAAGATGCTTGTGCAGGCAAAGGCTGAGCGTGAAGCGAATGAATTGAAGACCGCTTCTCTTACTCCTGCTATCTTGCAGAAGATGTGGATTGAGAAGTGGAATGGTGAAATTCCACAAGTTATAACTAGTGGTAATAGTAGTACATTTTTGGATATTAGCAAGCTAAAGTAGAATGAAGAATAGAGCGATAGAAATAGATGGAGAAACTATAGCCTTGGTTATTCGATACAAAGGTGACGAGATATTTTGCTATATTGATAAGCAAGATTTAGATATTGTTTCCTCTATAAAGGGAACTTGGAATCTTGCGGTCAATCGTAGTGGACATATTGATGGTGTGAGGACCAAAGTGCAAAAATTGTTGGAGCGCAAACAAGTGTGGTTGCATAATGTTGTTTTTAAAAAGACAAATCCAAGCAATGTTGTAGATCACATAGACCATAATACTCTCAATAATAGAAAGTGTAATCTTAGAGAGGTTACTCGAAAAGAAAATGCTCAGAATATTTCTACCGCTCTAGCTTCTACAACGAAGCACAGAAATGTGACCATTGAAGGTAAACGATATAGAGTTAGAATAAATGGTGTTTCTTTTAAGTCATACGATACTTTGGAAGAAGCGATTTCTGTAGCCGACAGAGAAAGAGCAAAGATGTTTCCGAAGAGCAATTTGCTTAATCAAAAAATACAATTATAACTAATTGCCCTCTCTTCGGAGGGGGGCTTTTAAATATAGGCTTATGGGAAGTTTTATTTTAGAGCGTCTTATTTTTGCATACTGCTGGACGCATTCGACAGGTAGATGTAAGGATTGTACTTGTTGTTACACCTTCAAGAAATGTAAGCACTTCGTAAATTCTTTTTTGAAGATACACCGCTATAGGCATTATCACAAGACAAAAGCGAAATATCCAACTACGCTTGCTGAGTTCAGAAAAAGAGTTATCCGTTAAAATTTATAGCTTATGGAAAAAGTATTTCAACTGATAGAAAAGGCAATCCTTATTGCTCAAGTTTTGCGTGCAGAAGGAAAGATAGGTTGTATTACGTATGACTTATTTCGTCAGAATATTCGTCAAATAGAAGTTGAATTGCGCAAGTACACATTCCGTGAGGGTCCTGATGAAAAATCGTTCAGCAATGTAGAGAAGTTTGTGAACGAGCATATAAACTATGCTGATACCGATTCGCTCATTATGGAGTTAGGAAGAAGAAACTTGGGCGTAAAAAAGATTGAGGAGGAAGACGTATGACAGAAGTAAATGAAGAGCTTGGAGCATACAACAGCTACAAGCGACACATGAGAGTGTTTGGAAAGAGCAAGGAAATCTTGCCTTTCGAAGAGTGGAAAAAGAAATTTGAAAAGAAGTAGTATATGGCAATAGTAAACGTAGATTTATCTGAGTACGATGAAATACGCAAGCGCAACTCAGAGTTGGAAGAGCAGGTAAAGGAACTCAAAAAAATGAATGAGTCCTTGAAAGGTGGCTCAAAGGTTATTCTTCGCAAGGAGACAGTTGTAGAATATTATGAAATTGAACAAAGCCCATATCGACAAGTTCGTGGAATTGGAGGATTAGGAGAAATATGTAAACCTAGAAATGTTAGACGTACCATCGAATCTTCTGAATCTTTCGTTAACTTCGGGGACGTTCGCTTGAAAGTCGAACAGGCTATGCAAGATGAGGTTAATCGTAGCATCCACGACAGAAACATGGAAAAACAATCCTATGCCGACAAGAAGAATAAGCTTGACAACGAGTACAAGAAAAAGGAGAGGAAGCTTATAAACGAGCAAATCGTAAGAAAAGGTGACCTCGAAGAGGAGTACAAGAAAAAGGCAAGGGACTTGGAAGAGAAGTACGCCCGTATGACCGGTGACTTTGAAACCGAGAAAAACCGTGTTTTCAACAAGCTTCCGAATATTGCTTCTATGGCTACTGACTTACGTGATGAGTTGACTAAGATTCGCTTCTTCAAGCCAAAGCTAGCCATAAAGCTAGCGAATGACATTATTAGGTATTCAACAAGTGGCACTAGCGTATGGACAGACTGACAAAGGTAATGGATAAGTATTTGAAGAAAGTTCTTACCCTCACCGTCAGCAAGGAATGGTTTGATATGATCCTATCAGGCGAGAAAACAGAGGAGTATCGGGTGATTAAAGGTTTTTGGATGAGTCGTCTCCTCCTTATCAAGGATGAGGAGTGCAAAGATTTCGATAAGTACAAAAAACTCCACATAGGAAAGAGCGAGGAAATACTTATAGATACCGACACTATCAAGAAATGGTTGGATGATGGTACTATGAAGTTCGTACCCTTTACCTACGTACTCTTCAAAAATGGCTACTATGACGATAGCCCAAAGGTTGTGAAGGAGATTGAGAGTATCAGCATCGGCAAGCCAAAGAAAGGCTTATGCCCCGACAAATGGCTTGATACTGAGTTTTTTATTATTAAATTTAAGTGATATGATTACACAAGAGACTTACGAAGCATTGAAGGATGCTAGAAAGAAACTCAAAAACCGGAAGGGTGATATAAAGAAGATTCTTTTCGAGGGCGAAGCAGAAGACCTCTACGACCTCCTAGATACCACCATCCGAGAGTTTGAGGGTGAGAACGAAATGACCAACGTTCCTGATCGTATCTTCCTCATCATAGGAGAAGACGTACCCGATGGTTCCGACTTCGACGAGTTGGACGAGGTTACATGGTGCAAGGAGCGGTTATCATACAAGGATATTGAATACGTAAGAAAGGAGTAGCGTATGACTAGTATTAAATAAATCAAGAAGATAAAGAAGTCGTTCCTTTTGAGAGGATGGTATGATGTGAGGTGGCGTAAAAGGCTCAAAACACGATATAAGTCCCGCGAATTTCACGTTTACACTTTGGTTAGTTGCGATGGTAGCATGTTTCTTCTCGATATACATATCCGGACAAAATCAAAGAGAAAGCGAGGTAAGCATGAGAAGAAGATTCTTTAGAGGTTTTAAGGCTCGCATTCCTCGCAAGCTAAAGAAGGCTGCGAAGTTTGGTATAGAAAGACGTGTATACCAAAAGACTGAAGAGAAGAAAACAGCCGTTGATCATGCATACATCTATACCGAGAATGTTAAGTATGTAATATTAGGTAGGCGTACCAAATGGAAAGTAAAGGCATGTTTTAAACTTATAAAAGAATATAAGAGACAACTTGCCTATATGTGGCATAGGCAATACGACCGAATGATAACATGGTAACAGAAAAAGCAGGGCACTAGGCTCTGCTTTTTTCGTATATATAGGTATTATTCTACAAGACTCTTGCGCTCATCTGCAATCTTGCCGTTGTTCTTCTCCAGGAGCATATCACGCAACTCTTTGGTGATGCCCTCTTGTACCAGCAGCTTGACCTTGGCTTCTGACAACTCTTTCAAGAGTGCTTCATCGGTTGGTTTGTCTTCCTTAAACATCGAACCTTCACCTCGAAGAAGCCATTCTGCAGAAATGTCTACATAGGTAGACAATATTCTGTCTACAAACTCTAGAGAAGGTTCCTTTGTACCGTTCAGATAGTTGTTTGTAGCAGCTGGTTTGCCACCTACAGCTTCTGCAAACCCTCTGTTAGACAGTCTGTAATAGTCTTTTATTTCATTGATTCTATCCCTTAATCCTTCCATATCTCTTAATGTTTATAAATGTGTAAATAGATAAATATAATATAAAATATTGCCTATATTCTTGGTTGTGTGTCTATAATTATGTATCTTTGCACTCGTGATTTGGACAACGAATCTTCGTTTCCTTATCATCGAATAGTTTACGTGTGCAAAGATAATAAAAAAGTATGGATAAAATAGTTTTTAAGCCGAAAATTTTGATAAGAAAATCAAAAATAGCTAAAATAGCAAAGACGGTAGGCTGCTGCGATGCGGCAGTTTATGCTGCAATAGCATTCAAAACGAACAGTGAGTTGGCTGTTAATATACGTGATGTTGCAACCAACCGATATGGGGGAATCCTCGTAAAGAAGTACCCCGAACTGGTAGAAGAGCAATGATGACAGCCGTTAGGCTTTTAGATAAAAATTCTAAGCGTTATTTTCCTTCACTCTGCGTGAGCAGGGTGGAGGTTTTGAAAGAGTGGGTTCAAAGCATAATATACAATTTTATTTCATTCTTAAAAAATGTATTTTAGTTATTACACTTCACTCTGGTTCGTGAGAATAGGAGTGATCTTGGCGCCTTAGCTCAGTGGTAGAGCGCTGCAAGGAGGTTTGCAGAGGTCGGCGGTTCGATTCCGCTTGGCGCCTCCATAGTTTTGAAATATTGTTATTATATTAAATCCGAATGAAACGGTGACAAAAGAGCGGTAAAGACCAGTGGCGAAATATAGTTGTTTGCGTTGATACTTTTCAGGCGCCACGAACCATAAGGAAATGTTGTGGTCGAGCATTCTACCAACACCTTCATTTTAAATATGTAACAGATTCTCAAACAATCCCATTGCCAGTTTGTGGGCATTTGTTCTTTGACATATTGGAAAAAGGCGAATATATTTAAGTTCTTATATAGGAAATGCAACGCACGTGTGTGATGTTGATTAGCCATAATTGATAGTTGAAACAAATTTTGTTGCATTTCTAGCGGTGAGCATGGCTCTTAAATTCATGGTAGCGCATGATGCCGCAACTTTGCAGAATAGCTCAGTTGGTTAGAGCAAGCACGTAACAGATGTATAAATCCTTAGCATATTCTTATCAAACCGTGCAACTAGTCGTGGGTTCGAGTCCCACTTCTGCAACTCTATTTGTTTAGTTGGTTTTTTCCATGAAATCTGAAAATTGTTGCAGCGGCAACTATTATTGTACATAAATTGAAAGTTTTACTCTCCTGCTGGTCCGTGAGGATAGGCAGGTTTATCTTAACTTCAAAAACAATAGCGTATGCTGAAATTATTCTCAACCCAGTCCTATCAAGATCGGGTGAACGAAATATATAAAGAACTGGAGCACAATCCGTGGTGCCCACTAAGGCACTTCGAGCTGTGTCTACGAAAAATCAATATGCTTAACTCTCGAATCAAGAATCTCTCAGCAGATATGGGAAGAGAGGAAGGCGAGTATGATACATTATAAATAATAAGGTATGGTTCTGAAAAGAAAAACTCCCCTAAAAAGGACTCCAATAAAGAAAACTCCTTGGGATAAAGCCAAGAAGAAACAAGAAAGGAAGAAGGCGAAGGGCATTCCATCCAAACAAGCCTTGGTGAAGAAGCTCGATAGAATCTTTCAGTTATACATAAGACTCCGTGATGTAAACAATCAAGGGGCATTCAGATGTATATCTTGTGGAAAATACAAGCCGTTCAGCCAGATGGATGCCGGTCATTTCATCGGCAGAGCTTCGATGTCACTACGGTATTGCGAATCTAATGTGTTCGGACAATGCCGTTACTGTAACCGTATGCTGAATGGAAATCTGCTGGACTACCGCAAAGCCTTGGTTAAGAAACTGGGAGAAGACAACGTGGAATGGCTGGAGAACACTAAGCACTCCACCAAACAATACTCAATCTTCGAACTTCAGACTCTCATAGACTACTACACGAAGGAAGTAGAAAAACTTAAAATAGAAAAGAACTATGACGAATGGAAGTGAAATCTTTAAGAATGAAACGATGACCTCACTAGAGATAGCTGAGGTTACCGGCAAGCGACACTCTGATGTACTTGAAGCTATCAGAAAAATGGAACCAGCTTGGCAGAAAATAGCCCAACGGAAATTTCCGCTCGGCACTTACACGGATGCCAACAACCAAGGCAGACCTTGCTACGTTCTGAATAAGACTGAATGTTTGTACATCGCTACCAAGTTTAACGATGAGGCAAGGGCAAAGCTGATTCTCCGCTGGGAAGAGCTGGAAACCAAAGAAGTATCCCTCATCAAGGTACCTACAACATTCGCTGAAGCATTGAGACTGGCAGCAGACCAAGCAGAGAAACTTGAAGCGCAAGAGAAAATGCTTGAAGCCAGTTCAAAGGAGATTGTTGAACTGAGTGGTACAATCGCTACCATGCAGCCAAAGGTCACCTATGTTGATAAGATTCTTGCCAGTAAGGAGACCGTAACTACTACTCAGATAGCGCAAGACTACGGACAATCTGCAAAGGCATTCAATATTCTTCTCAGAAACTTTGGCATTCAGCATAAGGTTGGCGGTCAGTGGATTCTTTATGCAAAATACCTTCCCAATGGCTATGTTCAGTCAGATACCATCCCCATTGAACACAAAGATGGTTCTTCCGGCTCTGTTATGCACACTAAGTGGACTCAGAAAGGAAGACTCTTTCTGTATGAGGAGTTGAAGAAGCATAACGTATTGCCACTAATCGAGAGATAAATCAATAAACATAATATATTATGAGTAAATTAGGCACAAGAATTAATGTGGATGCAGAACTTTACTGCTTCCCGACAAAAGCGCATCCTACAGTTGCAGCTTATGATTTCTTTGTTCGACAGAGTGTTGAGGTCTATCCTCACAGCCGTTTCTTTGTTCCGCTTGGTTTCAGAATACAGCTTCCTTCCAACATGAAGATGCTGATTCAACCAAGAAGCGGACAGTCGGGCAAGGGAATGCTACTGGAAGTATATTTCCCGAAATGGCTAGGGCATGATTACTTAGGCAAGGTAAGAGAAAACCTTGACGAGGTAGTCGGGTTGGTGGATTGCGGCTATGGCGAAGAAGCCCATGCTATTGTCAAGTCGGGCAGATGGAAATTGAAGCACCGCATCATGCGACTGCTTGGCTTCAAGTTCTATATTGCTTCTGGCTCACGCATCTGCCAAGGCGCTTTTACTTATGCCCCCGACACTAACCTGGAAGCAGGACCAGTCAACGGAACTCGCAGCGGTCTAGGCTCTACCGATTAGCTTATGGACGAGCAGTATATCATCGGTAAAATCAGAGAAATGATGCCCGATGAACACCACAAGCCCAGCGGAGTGCTTTATACAAGGTTGAAGCTGGCAATACAGCAGGACGTGTCTTCTATTATTTCCCGTCTGTTCAAGGCAGGAAAGATAAAGTACAACAGAACGCTAAATGATATTTTAATAAACATAAACGACAATGAGCAACAAGAACATCAGACAGAATCACTTCAACCGAATCAAGAAGGAACTTGATGAAGTTGATAAGGCAGGAGACAACTCCAAGCACTTCCGGTGCATTGTCTTGATGGGTGACAGAAACGTTCCGAAGGCTTACTCCTTCCTTCATGCGTCACCCGAAGACCTGAAAAACCTTATCTTGAACGCCATGCGCAACAGCGACCAATTCACTTACGCTACAGCAATGGCATTCGAACAGTACGATAAGGAGTTAAGAGAAAAAGAAAATATAAAAGAAAATAAAGATGAAGAAAATCCAGTTCAAGAAGCTTAGACTTCTCAACTTTTGCGGAATCCGCAATGCGGAATATGAGTTCTGTGAAGACATCACCGTCATATCGGGCAAAAACGGATTAGGAAAGAGTACGATAGTCAACGCTATCATGTATGCGCTCTTCGGCAAGGACATCAGCGGCAATTCGCTCGACATCAAGACATTCGACAAGGACCACAACATCATCAAGGAGATTCCTCATGAGGTGGAGCTTACTGTTAGAGTCCACTGCACTGAAAGCGAAGGAGCTTCAAATCAAGTAATCATCTTGAAGCGTACACTCACGGATTCATGGAAGGGCGACGAGTGCAGAAACACCTTCAAGTATTATGTGAATGATGAAGTTGTTACTGCTGGCGAGTATAAGAAAGCGGTGGATGCTATCTGTCCGGAAGACGTTTTCCGTCTCTGCTCGTCAACAAAGGATTTCGTTTACCGCACATGGCAGGAGCAGCGCAATAAGTTGCAGGCACTTGTAGGCGATATTACCACCGAGGATATTACGGAAGGCAACAGCAAATATGATTTTGTTGTTGAAGCCTTGAAGAAGCAGGATATTGACAAGCTGGTCCACCACATCAAGTACAAGCGCAAGGAGGTGCAGGAGCAGTTGGATGCCGTGCCTATCCGCTTGGAAGAGCTGAATAAGTCACTGCCCGAAGCGCAGGACTGGGAAGCATTGACTGACGAGAAGACCCAGCTCAACGTAAAGCTGGTGGACCTTGCCAACAAGATTCAGGACATTCGCACTGGCGGTGCTGACAAGGTAAGACTTGATGGAATCCGTAAGAAAATAGAATTTGCCGAGAAGCGCAAGCACAATATGGAGCAGGGAGCCATGAATCTCGCCACCGAGCAGGCTACCAAGCATCAGAGTGACGTGATCACATCGGACGTTGCCGTCAAGAAGGCTCAGAGCACAGTGGACGATCTGAAACAGAAGATGAGCGGTTACACCGAGACCGATATACACGCCAAGCAGCAGAAGGAAGAATGCGAGAAGAAGGCAGATGAAATCAACGACAAGATAGATGATGCCACAAAACGCTCATGGGTTTGGAACGCAGAAGACGGAATTTGTCCGCATTGCGGTCAGGCTCTCCCTGCAGAAGACGTTGAGAGAATCAAGAATGAATCAGAGAAGCGCTTCAATGACAGAAAGGCTGACGATTTGAAGGCTCTTGATGAAGACTTCACCAAGCTTCAGCACACCTATACGGAGTTGAAGAATCTGCTGGAGAAGACCGACGAGGAGCGCAAGATAACTACCAACCAGTTAGTGGAAGCTCACAAGGTTCTCAAAGAAGCTGAATATCACAAGCTGGAGGTTGATGCTGAGGTTCCGGATACCTACGAGCAGATTCTTGCCAAGAAGGAAGAATATCAGCAGGTCGTGAAGGAACTTGCAGACTTGCAGGCAGAACTCGACAAGCCATCCGAGACCAGTTCGGAAGAAACCGCCAAGATGCTAGCCGAACTCGAAAAGGAGCGTGAGCCTATCGGAATCAGATACAATGAGGTGTTGGAACTCCTTGCGACAAAGGAAACGTTTGACCGTATCAGCACCCGCATTGAGGATATAAACAAGGATAAGGAGACCTATCAGACTCAGCTTGACGCACTCGATGAGGAACTTGACATCGCAAACGAATACAATCAGAAATCTTGTCAGTTGCTCGAAGACCGGGTAAACGGACATTTCGCTTATGTGAAGTGGAGTTTGTTCAAGACTACGCTTGATGGAGAGAAGAAGCCGTTCTGCGAGTGCTACCATGTTGGTGTACCTTACAGCCGACTCAACACCGCTGCAAAGGTGAATGCTGGAATCGACATCGCCTACACCTTCGCAAGATACAATGAAATCTCAGTTCCAATGCTGCTCGATGAATGCGAGAGCGTGAACAGACCACTGTATCATGGCGGTCAGCAGATTCGGTTGAACGTGACAACAGACGACGAGTTGAAGTTTGAATATCCATCCCTTGCGGTTATGGAATAATACTTTAGTAAATAATGTGTAATACTTTAGTAAATAAAAAAATAAATTTACAATCATGGCAGAAACAGCAGTAGCAAAGCAGCCTTCACAGAAGGCGCTGGCAGTAAAGAACTTTCAGGCGGTAATGAACAACAGCTATTACCAGACCTTGTTGCAGAACACATTGAAGGAGAATAAGGGAACTTTCACAACAAGCTTGATGGAGCTTGCCACATCGGACGAAAGCCTTCTCCAGTGCAACCCGAATGCTTTGATGGCAGAAGCTCTGAAAGCAGCATCCCTGCATCTTCCGCTCAACAAGCAGTTGGGTCAGTGTTATATCCTGCCTTTCAAGAATCATGGAGTATTGACTCCTACGCTCGTGGTGGGTACAAAGGGCTATCTCCAGTTGGCAATGCGAACTGGTAAATACGAGACCATCAACTCTGATGTGGTGTATGAGGGCGAGCTGAAAGGCTATGACAAGGTGACCGGTAATCTCGACTTGTCGGGTATTCGCACATCAAATGTGCCAATCGGATACTTTGCATACATGAAGATGAAGAACGGATTTTCCAAGCTTCTCTACATGTCGCTCGATGAAGTTTGCCTTTACGCCAAGCAGTATAGCCCTACCGTCAAGTTTAAGGACAGTGTTACATCGGAAACCTTGAAGAATTTGGCATTAAAGCAGGCTGCATCGGGAGTAAGCGATGGAGTGGGCTGGTATTCCAACTTCGAGAGTATGGCATTGAAGACCGTGCTGAGAAGACTCCTCTCCAAGTGGGGTGAGCTTTCCATTGAGAACAATGATATTCTCAACATTGACGAAGCTCCATCTGCTGAGCAGCAGCGAGACGAGGAATTTGCTGAGGATAAGAAGGTAATCGTGGTTGATGCTGAGACTGGTGAGATTGATCAGCCGGCAGGTGAAAGCAACGCTCAGCCTGTCATCGCTGCTTCTTCAGCAGCCGCACCAGCATCATCACATCGTAAATTGATCTAGTAAGAACGCCTTCGGGCATAATATTATTTAATAATATGAAACAAATTTCATTAGAAGAAAAGGTTAACAATACTTTGAAATGGCTTGCAAATCAAATTGCATGCATTCAGGTATATCATTGGGATGAAGATTATAAAAACAAAAGTCTCAATGATGCTTGGCAAAAAGTTCAAGAACAGTTTAAGAAAGACATTGATTGGAATACTCTTACGGAAAGTCAATGTAAAGCTTTGCACTTTGGACGTTGGCAATCTGAGGAAGATATTGAGGAAGAAATTTCTTGCTTACAATCTGCATTAGACAAGGGGCATCTTACAAAGGATGAATTTGATAAAAAGGTTGCCAACGAGAAAAATACTCTTGGACTTCGTTTGATTCCGCTATATCTCTATCCTTCATTACCAATCGGTATTACCCTAACATCTATTGGAGGAGACGCGATTGTATTTAATGGTTCAAATATTGACACAGACGTTAGATTTGGATGTATTGCTTGGGGTATTAAACCGAAAAAAGATTAATAATATGGAAGATTTTCAGAAAAGAATGTGCGAAGAGCACGATGAGCTAGTAGAGCGTTTAAGCAAGTTGAACGCTGCCTTGAAAAAGGAAGGTTTCTTGCAGAAAGTTGGCGAGTACCAGTATAAGCTAATGGTGAAGCAGTCGGTAGGCATGACCACCTACCTTGAAGCTCTGGAGTATCGTATGGCAGATATGAATCTTGATTTTAAGAGACGTACTGCTATTAGCCTTAACTTGTTGTAGTATGAAGCTAATCATTATCGGTTCTTCATCGCAAGGCAATTCGTATGCCCTTCAATCAGATTCGGGAGAAATCCTGCTGATTGAAGCAGGCGTACCCTTGAAAGAGGTGAAAAAGGCTATCGGGTACAAGACGAGCAAGGTGGTAGGGTGCATTATAAGCCACGTTCATGGCGATCATGCCAAGCACATTCCCGAATATCTGAGGGCAGGAATCAATGTTTCTTCAAACGATGAAGTGGCAGAGAAATATCCGGGTGTTGATACGATGTATGAGAACATCACTTTCCGTTTTGGAAAGTTTGGTGTAACCCCATTCCCAGTAGAGCATGACGCAAAAAACTTCGGGTATCTGATTCATGAATCATCCTATGGCACCATCTTCTTTGCTACGGATTGCTACAATCTGAATTTTGTTATCAGAGGTTGCAAAACCTATCTTGCAGAGTGCAACTATTCGGACAGTATGCTAGACAAGGCTACAGCAGATGGCTTAACTCCTAAAAGACAAGCGGACCGCATTCGGTTATCCCACATGAGTATGGAGCACGCCATTTCTTGGCTGCATGACTGTGACGTAGAGCACTGTGCCCGCAAAATCATCCTCATCCACGGTTCTGCCCGACACCTCATCCCGAATGCAGCAGTAAGTAAGTTCCAGCAAGTTCTAGGCGTTCCAACCTATTACGCCAAGGCAGGACTTGTAGTAAATCTAACGTAATTATAAGAATAAATATGAGTGTATACAATCTCAACAATCCAAACGACTATCTGCGTTTCTTCAAAGACATTGAAAGATACAAGGACAACAAGCAGGTTATCGAAGTAAAGAAGTTCCATCCTCAGCAATCTGACAAGCAAGCCCGATATATCCACTTCATGATCAGCTATTGGGCATGGAAGAATGGGGAAACCTTCTATGATACTTTGCATAAGATTCAGCTTCACATAGCGCCGGTACCTTTCTATACCGGAGAGAAAGACAAGCAGGGCAACGATGTCTTTAAGCCGCTTTCTTCCCTTACTACAGCAGAAGCAAGCAGCGTTATCCGCAACTTTCTCGACTTTGCTGGCATGAACGGAACACCTATTCCGGAAATTGACGACAAGGTTGGCTTGGCTTACTGCAAGAAGGAACTGGAAAGTGCAGATGGTTGGGTATAAAAATTTAAACTTGAAAGCTTATGAAAACATTAAAGGAAATCCATGCCGAGGCAAACAGATATGCCCCCGACAACGAAGCCTTGCGTGAAGCATTCGTGAATGGCGCAAGATTCATGGCAACCGGCAAGTATTACAAGGAGAAGCCGATGTTCCCGAAAGAGAACGAGGTGGAGACCGTGGACTTGCAGATAACGGTTCCTATAGAAGATGGCATCATCGTTCCAACCTTCCAAGACTTTTGGGACGCCTATGCCTACAAGAAGGGGCGCAAAAAAGCCGAAGAGAAGTGGAATAAGCTAAAGCAGAAAGAGAAGGTAGCCTGCATGAGAGCCGTTCCTGCTTATGTAGCAAACACGGTTATTCCAGGTTTCACATCAGATGGAACCAGAAAACAATACAGAATGCACCCACTTACTTATCTCAACGGAGCAAGATGGGAAGATGAAATTTATCCAGTACAGAATCATGAACAACAACGAGCTATCAACCTCACAGCCAAGGCAGCAAGAATCCTTGGTTCCGATTATCAAGGATAAGCCGGGTTACGTTCGCCCAGTCTCCTACACAGATGCTATCACAAAGAGTAAAACCACCTTGCTCGACATTCAGAAGCAGGGTGGGCTACGCTCTCTGGTCGGATGGGTCAAGGGCAGACTGATAGAACTCTTCACCTTTCTTGGAGTCTTCGACATCGTTACTGAGTTCCAAATACAGATGCTTGCTACAAGAATCTGCGCCAAATACTTCTATTGGACCACCGCCGAACTCGACTACGCATTTATCTCCTTCATGCAGGGTGATTATGGCAAGATCTATCAGCACAAGCACGGAGAAAACAACACTACCATCAATCCACAGGAGATAATCATTGCGCTCGATTCCTACCAAAAAGACCTGCTGGCAGAGCGTGGCAGGATAGAGGACGAGCGCAAGAAGCAGGAAGAGGCAAGAAAGGCAGCCGAAGACTCCAAGAAGCCGCATGGCATGGAAGCTTGGAAGATTTATTGCGAGAAGAACAACCTTGACCAATCCACTCATCGCATTCACACCGTAGATATGAGCAAGCATGATGTTAATCAGGTGCTCTACAAGGATGAAGAAGAGAGAAAGGTGGCAGAAAAGAAGTTCTATCGCAAGGACCTACGTAAACAACAATAGAATAGTTAAACAGAAAAACGAAGAAATCATGAATGCAAATAACATCACAGTTATCACGCTGGCAGTCTTGTGGCTGGCAGCAATAGCAGTCGTAGTATACGACCGTATCAAGTATAATAAATATTATTCAAGCCAAGGTAAGCTGATCGTCCTTCGCTTCAATGACTTTACCGCAAGAAAGGCATTGGAAGAGCAAGGTTTTAATCTATGCCAGTGCGCCTACTTCAACACAAACCGTTATCTCTTCACCACCGAAGGTGACCGTATCTGCGGTTTCACGGAAGAATGCACTCATCTTATCGAGGATGCCCGTAAGCATCACATGAAAGTTATAGAGTGCGATAATGTCGGCATGTTTATTAGCGAAGTTAAGAAACTCAAGCAGGAGTATGGAATTAACGAGGAGGGATAATTATGGAAATCATAGGCAAAAAGATAACTATTAATATTCCTATAGGAATGGAGATAGATGTTGAGAAAAGCGACTTGAAGGCTGGCGTTATAATGTTCAAAAAGAAATTAATCAATTATAACGATGTGTGGTCTACCCTATTAGCGAAAGATTGTTGTTCTGAAGTGACTCTTTTCATAAAGAGTCAGAATAAGCTAGATGCAATAAACAAGCTCATGAACATCGCTAGTTATTATAACGGTGATTGGAAGCCAGACTGGGGTAATGTAGGAGAAAAGAAATACTTTATCGTAAAGCCTTACAGACCCGGACGTTTGTTAGTGGATTCTAGATTAGAAGCAGATTATGGCTGCGTCTATTTTCGAAACGAAGAAGATGCACAAGCTGTAATTGATAATCCAAATTTCAGAAGTATTCTTGATGAAATCTTTAAGAATTAATGAGGATGTAAGCAATGAAGACATTTGTATTTGATGTTATGCTCAACGGAAGATTCATCTGCACATTAAAGTATAAATATTGCGCACTCTTCCCGATAGATTTTGAAGATTTAACAAAGTTCATCCTCAAAAAGAGACCTACTTTGAAAGGTAAAGACTATAGAATTGCGTTTTGATTATGTGTTTTGAATATAGAATCGTAAAGATTGAGAAAGGTTTGTTTCTCATTGAGTATAAGACCGCTCCTTATGGAGTTTGGCATGAAGTAAAAAACAAACAGTTCAAGACTAAGCCAAAGGCAGAAGCTTGGGCTAGAAAGAACTTAGTTTAATGAAGTAAAGAGTATGGACAATAAATTAGAATATATTCCAGGTGATTTGGTAATGACAAACGAAATACCTTGTGGTACAGCACAAAATGTCGTTTACCGAGTAACATCATCAGACACATCAAAGACTTTGGAGTTGGACGATGGAACGGTTCTGAAAGGTGTTGTCTGCTTAGAGAACATCGAAGGTGCAGAATTAGGAGATAGAGGTTATCTTTATTATGGAAATTGCTACGCTTGTGTCAAGGATATTGTACCAAATTCCTCTTACTCCAGAGATTCTAGAGAAGAATGGGTGGAAGAAATTATATGAGAAATTCTTTGAGAAGAACGTTAACGATATTCCCTTAACAATAGAGCTTAGCGAAAATATATACGTTGCTATTAACAGAATCTTTATAATGGAGATACATTATATCCACGAACTCCAGCACCTTCTCTTCGGTCTAGGACTTAACTCAGAAATGGAGGTGTAGGTATGGGAAATGATAAGTTGTTGAGAACGGATTTTATTCGCCTTAAAAATATGTTGATGATATTTAAAAGACGATATACAAAAACCAACGATGAGGCAGCTTCCATACAAGAAGTGATAAAAGCAATAGATAGAAGATTAGGTGATTAACCGCCTTCGGGCATAAATAGATAGATTATGTTTGAATGCAAAGGTAAAAGATACCCATTATTATTCATGTTAATAACGGTACTCTTATTACCATTTATATGGATATTCATAGTTTTATTTTGGTCGCAGGATGATAGCCTAACACCGAAATTTATAAATTATATTAGATGGCAAACAACTGGTGTTGACCATCATAAAAAGTAACTAACCGCCCTCTTCTGTAAAAGGGAGAGGGATAATTAAGAAGAATATGTACGCAAAAGTAAAAAAGACAGGAGAAATTTTATATGATGCTTATATGGACGAGATTGATAATGGCTACTATCTCGTTAAAGGCATAGACAAAGAAGGTAAAAAATGCTCGTTCTATCCTCATGAGACTACGGACTTGTATAGTTCAACAAAACTTATAGTTTCTTTCAATAAAAAAGAAGAAGACACTAAACAGGTGTGCTTTCTAGGCAAGGGTGGTTGCGTCTTATGTGGTGGTGGGGAAGACTCAGAGATGAGTAAACTGTGCCATACGCTATGGATGCCACCAAAAGAATATGATAAAGAGCAACATTGTATTTGTAATAGATATGATACTACTTCTTGCAATTTTACAGAAATGGATATGAGTAAAGTGTTTATACTTGCAAAGAATGGTCGTTATATACCTTTTGAGGAAGCACTGAAAATGAGAGAAAGAATTAATGTATAACAGTATCAAACAGATTCAGACTAACAAGCCAACTCGCATCCTCCAAGAGATAGCTGCCGACTATCAAGGCAAAACTATTGACAACATCATTCAGAAGATGGGGCAAGGCTTGACGAAGTGATTAAACAAGAAACAATATAGAACTATGGATAAGAAAGAGAAATCAATCAATAGTCATATTGATAAGGCTATAGGCTATTCAGATAAGGCTCATGACGAGTTGCAAATCGCTCTAAATATTGCTTTGGAAGGAAAAGGGCTTAGTGACGAGGAAAAGGAACTTTTAAGCGTTTGCTTTGCAACAGGATTAGAAGAAGCCGTAGAGCGTGTTGCTGATGGTAGTTGTAATGATGAATATATCAGTGCATGGGATAGCCCAATTAGAGACTGCCGAATATCTGAGGTATATCGCATGACAGGTGAGCAGATACGTGAATATTTTAATTTATAACTATGGATAAGAAGAAAGTTGAAAAGCTGATAGAGAAAACTATCCGTTTTACAAAAGTTACAGATGATGACTACATACAAGGAAATGTAAAAAGTTACATCATAAACACATTGCAGGTAGTCTTGAAGGAAATCTCCAAGTCTGACTGGGTATCTGTTGAGGATGGGTTGCCACCTTATGGAGAAGAAGTCTTTGTAACAAGTAAGATGTCACCTGATAATGTTTTTAAAAACAGAAGAGTGGAAAGCACTACCGTCCCAAAAGATGGTAATGACTTCATCATCTTATGGGAAGGGAGAATGGCTCGTATCACTCATTGGAAACCTATTAAGAAATTGGAGGATTGATATGACAGAACCTTACGAAGGCTATACGTGTTGGAGACTTAAAGATGGGCAGTCTTGTGACTATTGCCCAGAGTATTCCAATTGCCCTGCAAATAATGATGATAATTAATAAGTAAAGTAATATGGACAGAAATCAAGCTAAAGAATTTTATCCTATCATGAAAGCTTTTGCAGAAGGAAAGGTAATTGAGTGTAGGACAAAACCAAGTTTCATAGAAGGTACAGATGTTCCGAATGATTGGACGGAAATGAAAGAGATTGTGTTTTGGAATAATACAGAGTATCGCATTAAGCCAGAACAAAAGTACCGCCCTTTTTGCCAAGCAGAAGAGTGCTGGGAGGAAATGATGAAGCATCAGCCGTTTGGTGTTGTTAAAGATAAGTACTTTGCTAATTATCAAACACATCGTGCATTTACATGCTTAGTTACTAATGGCTGTCACTTCCGTGGATATGAAGATGAGACATTTGAAAGTAGCTTTAAGAATTTGTTATTTGCCGACGGAACTCCGTTCGGTGTAAAAATTGATGAATAGTTATGAATGACAGTTATATATCTTATGGAAGTGATGGCTCATATCATATAATACGCCAGATAGGAGAAGGATTTGATATAGAGACAGCTTTCTTAATAGCCTTTGGGATTGTTGCAATATACGTCATGTGCCATTATTCACCAAAGGAAGTTTGGAATAAAATAAAGTCGTATTTTAAAGAATAATAGCCATGCTTACATCAGACGAATTATACAAGATGAAACATTGCATTGGCTTAGATTGGAAGGACCCTAAAAAGGGTGTTTATGAAGCCTATCGCAATGGAGTGATGTATTATGATGAGCCAGATACATTATGGGATTCCTTATGGTCAAAAGGATATGCTAAAAGAAGTATTCAGCCTTATGGTAGTGGATCTCCTCGTGATATATATTATTATAGTGTAAACGAAAATGGGTTGAAAGAAATGGAAAAGTACTTAGGTATCAAAATTAAGATTTTAAGATAGCTTATGAAAATAGAAAATATCAAGTTCAAGGCTAAACGTCTTGATAATGGCAAGTGGGTTGAAGGTTACTTCTATGCCGAATGTGGTAATACCTACATCATCGAAAATCGTCAAGAAGAAAGTATGTTGAACAGAAATATCACTTATGAAGTTGATACAGATACAATCTGCCAGTTCACAGGACTGAAAGACTGCAAAGGAAAAGAAATCTTTGAGCACGACCTAATACATTTCGTAGGGTTTAGCTATACTGCCGAAGTGATTTGGTCGGAAGGTAAATACTCTTTTATGGTGGTCTGCTATAATAAACATTCTTATAAGCTTCACGATGTTATAGAAGTTTGTAGGATAGAAAGAATTGGTAATAAATTCGATTAAAAGAAATAGCTTATGAAGAATAAGATTTTAAACTTAATCAAGTCAGCCGTTTGGTTCGTCTTGTGTTTGCTTGTAGGAGCATTGATATTTGAGGGCATTCGCTCGTTGGCTAATAGCAATGCACCTGCAAAGAAGATTGGTATGTCAGTATTCACAGAGGAAGGACATGATTATCTGATTGTGGACACGAAACATGGTGTTTGCGTTGTTCACGCAGAGAGTTGTCCTTGTCGTAAAAAGAAGTAGTTATGAACAAAACAGATTTACATTCATCATTACTCTTCCTAATGCTTAAACTGGAAGAGGCAAAGAGCAACCCGATGTCTGACAAGAACTTTGTTACTGCATTGACGGAAGTGCTCAGATATTTCCGTGATAACGGAGAGTTAAAGAAAGCCTATGAGCTTCAAAAGGATTCATTGGCAAATATGGTTAATAGCCCTTGGACGAAACTGGTAATTGGCATGCTTACCTCAAAAATGAAAGAAGACAAAGTTGATGCAGAGTTACCAGACATTGATGCCATAATAAAGGAGAGTACTTCTGATGAGTTCATCGAAAAGAAAATCAAGGATATTCTTGGCGATTAACCCACAATCCCCACCCAGCTATCACAGCCGAGTGGGGATTTTTTTCGTCAAAGACAATTAACATAATAAATTTAAACCCTATGAAAAACTAAAAAAGTAAAATTAAATCAACTTATCTATGTATTTATCCAAATCCTTTTCGTACCAAATCAGTTCGGTCCATCCTTTGCGCTTCTGTCCTTTTGGAAGTCTTCCTTCCTTGACCAACCGGTCAAAGGTAGCCCTGGAAACACGGACATAACTGCAAGCCTCAGCTTTACTGATCGGCTCATCCTTGTTGGCGATTTCGTGCAAGAACTTCAACATCATGTTATTTTGGAGCTTGTTGGTCAAGCATCTTCCACTTTGAATGCGCTCGTGAAATTCCATCAGGAGCGAGTCTATCATCTTGAGTTCTTCACTAATCTCAGCCATACGCTAGCATTTTTTATTATGATACCAGAAGGCAAACCCAATTCCGACAACAACCACTAAGAAGAGAAAGGCTATATAGCACCTTCCTAGCGTCATGAGTCTCTGCTCGCTCTTGGTAAGCGTCCGCTCACATGGCACAGGAACCTCAATAGAATCATGCCTAAAGATAGTGTCAAGCTTCACCTTATATATATTATGGTAGCGGTCCCGATAAGCAACCTTGCTAATCACCACCGTATCACCCTTCTGAAAGACATGTACAGAATCCTTCATGTATATACTATCCGTCTTGGCAACTGTGTCGGTTCTCACGATGTATTCCGTGTGATATTCTGGAATCTTGATGTATTCCTTAGTCTTGCAGCCAGTAAAGGCTAGCAGGATAACACCAATAGCCAAGGCTACACACGCCCATTTCCAAAACCTAATATCATACCATTTCATGCGCATAACTCCTTTTTCCAAATTCTTAGCCATCTTCCTCGGTCTTCCAGTCCGTTTGTTCCACCGTTCACTCTTCTCGTAATCGCCTCGAAAGCATCCTTGTCGGCAAGAGCATTCAGTTTATGCTTCATCCACCACCACATACCACTCTTGATAGCACCAATCGGTTGCTCCAGCAATTCCGGATTCTCCATGATGTCGCCCTTGCAATATCCAGACTTCTGATAAGCCTTGTAGTTGGCTCTGCCAGTAAGGTGCAGCAAGCCACGACCCTTGTACTTCTCACCGTCTCCAGTCTGAGTATTGCCAAGAATCTTTCCGAGTCTTCCCTGCTCATATTTCTTGAAATACTTGGAATTGCCCTTCTCTTTCAGGAATTTCAGACCGCCAGTTTCGTGACAGCATTGTGCCATAAAGTGTGCTGCTCTCAGAGGAGTATTGATGTCAAAGACATCAAGATAGATGTTGATATAATGTAGGAGAATGTCAATTTTATCAACATTTCCTACAGCATTCACCATTTGTTTTCTAGTTATCTTCATCCTTTTGCCTCCTTCTCCTTTTCCAGTTCCTTCATAATCTCGGCAAAAGCCCTAGCAAGGTCCTCTTTGTTCTCCAGAAGAATGCTTACCGTCTTCTCTTGTTTCCGTATCTCAGCCTTCTGCCAGCTCTTTTCTCTTACACTTACAAATTCACAGAACACGCAATAGCCAACCCAAATCATGGAGAAAATCGGGAAGGGGAGAACCGTACAGGCAATCAGGTCTATGCAGACCGTCACCATGAAGGGCGAAAAATACTTCCTTGCCTTGTCGCAAGTCTTCTTGAATCCTGTACTTGTCGTAGCCAGTCCGTTCTCTTTCGCTTTCTTGATGCCGAAGAACAGGTCCACGCCCATAGAAATGATAAGAGCACCCATACAGATGGCAATGATCAATGCCGACCTATACAGGTGCTCTTGCAAGAATGTATGAATTATTTCAGCCATATATCATTTATTTTTGATTAATGGCTACAAAGTTACTGGTCTTCCCAATACGTTTTGCGGTATTCCAAACTAGCTATTCATGTACCACCAGATTTTATCAGTAGGGTGGTTTGTTGACTCGTCGCAAAGGAAACTGACAGACAGTTCAGAAATTCTTTTCCTTGTTGTTTCCTTGCTTTTGGACCATCTACCTACCACGTCAATGTGGTCAGCGTACATCTTATTCATCGTCACTGCAAAATCCCAGAAGTTGTAGTCGGGAATGTCCCAAGCCAAACGATCATACTCCTTCTTCAGCTCCTCAAAGTCAAAGTAAGGCGCATACTCCTTGTGTACATCACTGTCAAAGTAGTAGATGTTCGCAATGCAGGCTCTTCCTGAGTGCTCATCGAAGTGATGTCTTCTCTCCATCCAGTATAGGAGATTACGTTGAACGATTTGCTCTTCTTCCTCTGTGAATCCGCATTCATCGTTTTGTAGCATGTGGAATGCAGATTTTGCTACGTGATAGAGCGATTTTGATAAATCCATAAGCGTATAGCATTAAAGTGAATATAATGAACACATGGTGCATTTCCAGTTGCTCTGGAGTGATGAGCCAGTGATGGTAATACAGTCTGATGGCATTGATGCCAATGAAATAGAAGAATGGGATGCGGAAAATCCAGCAGTATCTGAAAAAGAAACTCACGGGAATCATGGATAAAGGCATATAGATATACGACAGCACGTAAATCCAGATGATGCAGTTACCGTTGCAGTCGGTATCTGTGATGGTAGGTCTAGGGATAACGCCCATAGTCCCATACTCCATACCAATGGCCAAGCATCAACAGTATGGGTGCCCACTTTGCTAGAAGTTCATAGAACCTCCAAATCTTCCTACTCAATAAGCCTTCCATAACTAAGGCTTTCTCCTCTTCCGAGAGAGGTGTTTCCTGTTTTGTTCTCATTTTGTTATGATTTTATGGTTTAATTTTACTTTTTGCTAACTTTTTCTGAGATTTGCATCTCATTTTGTTGCAAAATTAAGCTTTTTCTTTCGTAATGCCATGAAAATCGGTCTAATATTAAACTTATTTAAATCTTTATACGCTTATTTGGTTAGAATCTAAATAAATTGTATATTTGCACCATCTTAACTAGCGTGTTTATGACGAAGACAAATTTCGAACTGATTGAAAGACAGAGGGACGACCTGATGAAGGCGTATCGTGCTATAGCCCCTACCTGCCATTCGCAGCAGGAAGCATACGAGAAGGTGGTGAAGTCGCCAGCTCCGAGATATTATGTATCTCCCAAGCAGGCGTACAGAAAGCTCGAAAAAATGGTTGTTGGCGATTTCTCAACCGTTGACAACATGAAGCCCAACAAGAGGAGAATGTATTACTCCTTGTATGATAAGCTGATGGAAATGTCACAGAAAAAAGAGTTCCTTGGGAAATCGCTCTGGTTCATCTGTCAGTTCTTGGTGAGTGAGCCTGCACCGGAATTCTTCATCAAGCCAAAGAACATGATGTTCATCTTCAATTATTGCAAAAGATATGGAAAGAGTTATAGGGAAATGGACCTTCGCAAGAAGAAACTTTCTGATCAAGCTGATTCTTAGTCTTGTCTGCCTGGTTCTATGCACGCAGCACGTAGGCTTCTATCAGGGTTGCCCGATTGAAAATCATTTCGTCTACAGCTTCTTTCATGTCAACTTATTCCATCTGCTCATCAATCTGATGGTGCTTTGGAGTATAAAGAATAAGATAGATGTAACCCTTTCGTTCGTGACAGCAGTAGCAGCCAGCTTCCTGCCCATGTTCGTTACAGAGCCGACAATGGGGTTGTCGGGATTTCTCTTTTCCGCACTCGGCATCATGTGGGGAAAGACCGGCAGGTGGAAAGAGGCTACCAAGAAGGCAATGCCGTTCATTCTCTTTACCATGCTGTTGAATGATGTCAATGGAACTCTACATCTATATTGCTTCTGGTTAGGATATTCTATAGGATTTCTTCGTAAAATGTTTCATAGGTTCAGTTGATTTTTAGTTATTAACTGCGAAGGCGACTGCTCATCACGAGTAGCCGCCTTCTTTTATGTTATCAACTTATGGAAAAAGAATTTTATCTTATTTTGTCTTCTCTTCTGTTCTGTACCTCAACAATGCTTCCTGCAAAGGAATCTGTTGCCTTGAAGTTCGTCAACGCATATTTGAACGTGAAGTATTTCCAAGGCTTGCCACCGAGCGAAATCAATTTGCACCAGTGCTTGCAGTCGTTGCTTCCGTAAATCTCCATGGCAATCTTTCCGTTATCGGAATCAAACAGATGCTTCACTGCTCTGAGCGATTTCAAGTTCATGCTACCGCCCAGCTTCAATGGTCGGGTAGTGAAGGAGCCTCTGTAGTTGTCCGTATCATCGTTGATGTCCGGCTTAGCCATGAGCGAATATACATTTCCGTCGATGTCTTGAATCAGGTTGTCAGGATAATCATTCACTACAGCCTTTGCCATTATTCCGCTGTTCGCTATAGAGAAAGTCTTGTCTACCATATTATATATATATTGGTAGTCCTTGTCTTGGCTGAATATTCTCAACAGGGAATCCCGATAATCGTAGGCGATAAGACAATTCGCCAAAAACTCCAGGAACTTTCCATCACCCACGGATATGAAGTTTCTTGGTGTGCGCCCTCTGAGCTGTTCGCTCATGCACGCTACCTGACCACCGCTAGAAGCCATCAATCCTCTCTTTGACGTAAAGTATACCAGTCTGTCTGTAGGCACAAATGGTGAATCTTCATTACATACTTCTCTTGAAATTGGATGGCTGGCGCTATACAAACCTTCTGAATTTACCGACATGCCGTAGATTCCTTCGTCCGTAAATACAATCAATGGATATTGACCGAACTGTCCTTGGCTTACCGCCTCGGTGTTGGCTGCAATGCCCAATATTCTGCCGGTGCCTACTGTATTGTCTCCAGATGCTTCAAACACAAACGGGTTGTTCACGACAGACGTAAATATCTGAGAGTTCAAATCTTCCTGAGCACCGTTGTCAGTTGAAGGAATGCTTATGCTTGTATCCCAACTTACATCATTTTCCAGTTTTCCGAAATGGTAAGCACCGTTCAGACGAGGATGCTGTTGCAGCTCAAATCGGATTCCTCTCTGATGCTGTGGATCATATATGATTACCTCTGACGCATTAGGGTCAGGATAATAGAACCAACCGGTCAGCGCACATGTCCTTCCGATGCCCGCCTCTGATTCTACCCATGTTGACATGGAGTTTGCTTCAATCTTCACGTAGTATTTGTATTCGTTTCGTGGTTCACCATCTAGAGCCGTGAAATGATTAAACCCATCGAAAGGCTTTCTCTTTGCGCCAAAAGAGTTCAGTCTCCCGTTGTATGCAAACATCTTGTCAAAAACGTAGTGTGCCCAGCCGTAGTAATCATCTTTCTGCAGCTGTTCCTGTGTCTCAAGATTGGACAAAACACCGTCCTTTATTTCTGCCTTCTGTGTTGTGCCGTTCAACTTAGAAGAGTTGATTCCTATCTGTTCTATCTTATAAAACACGCTTCTGTCAAGTAGTTCTTCCCTAATATCGTCTTCCGTTTTATATTCAGGCATGATTCTCATACATGGCTCGTCTGTAGAACCACCATTTCTTGAAAATATAGATTTCTTATAAACATCGCCACTTAGGAAGTCATTAAATGCTTTTCCGTACACTTCGTCGGGATAGGCAAACTTCCAGTCTTTATCCAGCTTGAATGGTTGCACGCCTTTGGTAGCAAACAGGCTGATATTCTTAACGATATCCTTCCAATCATCACTATTTGGTATAGAAATGGAATAGGAAAGAGTATAGCCGTACAGATTGATACTCGCTTCCTTTTCGTAAACATAGGAATTGCAGTTTGCTGTGACGCATGGATAGCAGACAACCGGATTTGAAATGCGTGCGTACGTTCCATCAAATAATTTAAGCGCAGACCTTACGAAAAACGGAAACAGGAAAATATTATCTTCTGCTGCTTTGTTGATAATGGAAGACACATGACCAACTACAGCTGACTGAAACAAGTTCTTGTTGTTATCTTCATCGTTGGTCACTCCATACGCCCAAAACTCTTCCTTGCTCATTGGGGGATTTGTTGTAACATTAATATTGTTCAAGCCTGTATCACCTCTATTGTTTATGTAGCGGAGCTTTTGGATTTTGCACACGTTACCATTGGCATCATATTGGATGGTTAGTTTTTTACGATTTACGAACCCTTCATATTTAATGCTTGAATCAGCTTTTACGTTTCCTGCATAAAACATATAGAAATGCACTTCTGGCTTAGGCAACTCCGTTCCTAGGTTCTTATACCTGTTCCCTTTATATTTAAGGTAATGCAAGCCACCCTTTGTAGCAACAACCAGCGTATTGCCCACACTCTTGATGTCCTTTACCTTTCCAACTTCAAAACTTGCAGGAACTCCACTAGGCGGCATTTCGATTCCGTTGCTTCCTCTAATATACCAGTAGATAGTCCGGTCTTCATCGTAAGCAATGATGTTCTCATAGTCTGCCATCTTGTGAACGTACATGATCTTCTGCCCCGCAATCTCACCAATCTTGACAGGATTCTGAATAGGTTTCATTTCCCCATCACGAAAGATAAAGCCGTCAGACTCCAGTAATTCTGAATCGTCTGAAAGCAAGTCACTCGGCACATTCGTCATTCCCTTACCAAAACTCAAAGTCTTTCTTTCCAAGTTTCTCTCCATAGCTCTTTTGTTTATATTTTTGCAGCAGTATACACACCGTCACCACCGCTTCTTGTTTTTTCTTTCTTCTTCCATTGAGGCTTCTCCATGTCGTTGGCACTCACCCAAAGACCGATTGCCGTACTCATCAGAACATCATCATGATTACCGTTGCCCACGATGTTGCCGAGACTTCCATCATCATGTCGCTCATAGATTCTCAGCTCATGATACATTTCCTTGTCTGGCTCATCCCAGAGCATATCATCCACAAACTGCTCCAAGTTGTCAATTATCCATCCCTTTGTCAGTTTGTTGGTTTGGAAACCGTACTTAGCAAGCACATCATCGGTCACGTCTTCCGGACTTGTGGTTCGCTGATAAAGATTATCGTAGTAGTCGGCAATCTCGTTCAGGATGCTTCCGAAGTGGTCACCTTCCGTATTGTTGTTCTTCTCTCGGTCAGCCGTATTACTCTCAATCACCAGCAGGGCATCATCATAGTAATGGGCTAGGGCAGCAGCCATCCACGCCAGCTTGTCGTGTCTTACATGACCTCTGTATCTAGCTACTACCTTCGGTTTGCCCTTGACGGTCGGAATCATTCCGAATCGGTCTATCACCGTCATGACGGTATAGTCAGAAGTGGTACTCTTACCGCCAATATCCACGCTCACCAAGTATCTGTTCTCCACCTGCAGGACGTTAGGAACAGCCCAAATTTTCAAGTCTCCGTCACCATCTGTTCTGATGCTCACCTTCGACTTCTCAATGGTTGAGTCATTCTTGTTTCCGTCAACAATGATGTCTGCCGTATAGAGCGGTTCACGCTTGTACTTCTTCTGCAAATCATCAATACTGTACGGATTGAATACCAAGTTACCTGAGTTTCTGAAAGCGTCCTCTTCGTCCACTGGCGCCTCTGTAGCACAGAATGAATGGGTGGTAAACTTGTTGCGGAAGTTTCTGTACCACTCAATGGCTTGGAAGCAAGCACCCTTCTCCCACATTCGCCAGAAGAACTTTCCTGTTTCTCGGTAGCCCTTCGGGTTGGTACTCTTGTCTCTGTTCTCCAGCAGCCATCTTGCAAAGGCACGCTCATCCTTCACCTCTTCCATATCATGCTCGATAAAGAAGCAAGGAATGAACAGGAACGAATAGGCATCATTGTTCTTTGGGTCCATCGCCAACTGGCACTTGTCATAGAAGAATCCCGAATTACCCTTGCCGGTACTCTCGAATACCTCTAGGTTATCCTCTTGGTTTCTGATACCACCCGATATTGACGAAATCACACCCTCAGGATCATGCTCGGGAGTCTTCTTCCAGTAAGCAACCTCGGAATAGTGAGCGCAGTGGAAGTTGCTACCTCGCACGGAATCGAAGTTCTCGAAAGAAGCCACAGTCAGTGTACTTCTTCGGATTGCCCTCATTCCGTCTGTAACTTGGAAATCGTCTGGCGAGTTCTCGTAAGGAGAGAATTGAAGCTTCGCTCCCGGTCTGCCAATCGTCCATCCCGGTTGGTTCTCCAAAGCCTTTCGATACATTGCCTTGATTTTCTTTGCTGTGTTCTTCTGCTGGGCAAGTACGATAGCATTCCAACCGTCCTTTCTGAAATCCTGCAACCATTTGATGTAAAGCTGGGTGAGGGTAGAACCACCCCATTGTCGAGCTTTTAGGATAACTACACGGATAGCCCTGCCACCGGTTCTCAAGTCCTCAAAAATCTTCAAGAGTTTTCGCTGAGGATAGTTCAGCTTAAAAGGTATCATGTCACCGCTTACCTTATCCTCAATCTTGTCGGTAGAATAAAGGGCAAATTCAGGGTCTTCTCTGAATCTGACTTTCATGATTTCGAAGGTGAGCAACATTTTAAGCTGTCTGGTGTAATAACTCTTCTCTTCATACTGCTTGCCCCATACTCTGATGATGTATTCCTTCATGCTGCCCAGCTGTTTCAGTCCCCTATATAATAAGGTACGCATACATTCTTTGGGGACCCACATCTTCGAAATCATGAAGTCCGGAAGTTCCAGCAGTTCGCGATGTTCAAAATCATAACACCCTTCGCCCGTCCAAGGGTCGTAGGTGCCATAAATCTCATCATACCGTCTTTTGTTCTCGGCAACGAGTTCATCAATATCTACTTCTCTAACTAATGCCATCGCCCAACTCCTTTATTTCTTCAAAATCCGCATCCATTATCTGCGGAACTTGCGTAACGTCCAAGGCATTGTTGTCTGTCTTGGTCTGTGCCAGTGCTGCCAGCTGCTTGAAGTCTTCGTCCAGTCCATGCGTCACGCTTACCTCACTCTGCTTAGGTATCATGTGTTTGGTCAGGTCCTTGTAGATGGTGACGTATGTCTTAGGGTCATATTCTGCCAGCTGATCCATGCACTCTTCAAACTTTTCCTGATTCCTTGCAAGGAAATCTCTGATATATTCTTTCTGCGCACTCTTCCTTGCCGGAAGAATGGTCTTGGCTTTTTCCTTCTTCTCCTTCTGAAATTCCCTTACCGATTTAAACTCGTCATATTCCAAATCTTCCATAAGCCTTCCTTTCCTTTTTATCCAAATGGCTTCAATGTATGAATCATTCCACCCGGCTTGCTGGCATTGGCTGCGTCTAGAATCTCCAGCTCATCGTCTTCCAGCTGTGTAGCCTTGTCAACGGTCAGCGGGTCTTTGCTTGTCAATGTCAGCAGGAAGTATTCATACAGAGCGCCTGTTGATATATAATGATGTATTGCCTGCACCAGTTCGTCTAGTCTTGCATCGTCCCAGTAATCTGGCATCCTCAGCCACATTTCCTTCTCATCCCATTCCTTCAAGGCATTGTCTCTTACCACGCCCTGCGGTTTCATGATGTAGGCAGAAAGCAGACCTTCTGCCTTTTTCAGGTATTTGTCGAACCATCTATAGAAAAGTGGTCTTTCCTGCGTGTTCTCACTTGTCGGAACGGTATTCGCTATATTTGGGTCGCTCTCCTGTCTTACTCTGCCCATCATGTGGGTTGTTGCATCTATATCATACCAAAGTTGGTTGGAATAGATAAAGATGTGCTTGTCGAAATACACATGGGCAGGACGTGGAGGTTTCGGAAGGAAAGGATTTGGCTCAGGCTTCCATCCTTTCTCTCTGAGGAAATGCGTAGGGTGTAATGAATTGAACTCCATCTTATACCTCCTTTGCTATGGTTACTTCTATTTCCTTTTTCAGATTGTCGCTGTGACGTGAGAATAATGTCACGTAAGCCACTCCAGTGTTCAGCGGTTTCAGCCAAAAGGTATGAGGCTCCTGCATTCTGTGAACTTCCAAGATACAAGGGTCGCTGCTTCTTGCCTCAATATCGTCAATAGCCCCATCGTCAATAGAGTAGGATAGGGTCACTTCATCGTTCTCTACTGCTATTGTAACGCCACCGTCCGTGTCGCTTCCGTCAACCTTGGCGGTCAATGTGGAAGAATAAGGAACCTTTGGGACCAGCGGACCACTCATCACGAAGCACTTTCTGATGGCTATCTCATCTGATGCAAGTGTAGCTTGGTATGGCTCCGCTTGTTTCAGGTTTGTTGTTTTCAGCCACCACTGGTATATCATGTAGTCCTCCACGTATCTTGCTGACAGCCTTGCCAGCGCGTCGGTCAGCGTTCCGTTATAACGTCTTGATACTGATAGGGTGAACTCCACTATATCATCCGTTCTGCTTCCGTAGTAGATGGCGTTGTCGCCAATAGTTTGAGGCGTTGGTACAAGATAGTCTACGAAGATGGTCTTCAATACTTCCAATGCTGTATCAAAGTCGTGGGTCAGCGTTCTTTCGTGAACCTCATCGTCGCCGGCAGCCTCGTTAAAGCTTACTTTCGCTGCTTTTTCGTCTGCCGCAGTATCTATCTTTGCTTTCAGGTAGGTTGTCGACTTTACTGCCTCCATCACTACCGATTTGATAATTTGAAATTTTATGATCATAACTTATCCTTTTTAGTCAATTATTATTTCGCCAGTCATGTCTGTCAAACTTGTGTTGCTGCTTGCCGGTGGGGTCTTGTGAAAAACCAGCTTGATGGCGGCATTCAGGTGATTGCTCATGTCGCTCTCATACTTCTTTGCCAGCTCCGGATAATTCATTCCCAGTACGGCGTTTGCCACGTAAGCCACAACATAGCCTATCAGATTCCCTTCGAATGGAACCGTTACGCTCGTCTCTGTCCCTGCCCAGCGTGAATTGTTTATCTTAAATATCAGAAAATCGCCACTATCATAATAGGTTACCAGCTGCGCCATTTCTCCCACAAAGGTTTCCACGGCAGCATTGATGTATTGCTTCATCACGTCCTCTTCCGCACTTGATAGGGTGATTCCAGCAAAGGCAGTGTTCCCTTCCGGGTTCTTCTGCCTTTTGCCCATGATGGCAAGATGCTTCTTTACTGCATTCTTGACATGACTCCAGTCTATCGTTATCTGTAATTCCATATCTTATGCTGCTTGATTGTTATACAAATTCATAGCTTGTGCCACTGCGTTCTGGTCTGCACCCTGTACCACGCCATTTACTACCTGACCGCCTCCTTGCTGTTGAGCCATCGCCTGTTGTTGCTGATACATCTGTTCCAGCTGCGCCTGCTGTTCCTGCACGCTGGCAAGCAACTTGTCTGCATAAGGCTTGTTTACATTCTGCAAGTACTGAATCAGGTTGATTGCACCCATCTGCAGCAACTCCTTCAAGTCGTCATTCTGCAAAGTGTTGAAGGCAGCAGATGCAGCTGCATTCTTGATGCTTATCTTGAAATGAATGTCTCTTGCTGATAGCCTGTCATAGCTGTAGGTGTTCAGACCGTCCTTGTTGAAAATCTTTCTTCCGTCCTCGTAGAACTGTTGGATAACTGAGCACTTTTTCATTGCCAGCTTCTCCGTAAAAATCTCCATATCGGATAGGATGGTGTAGAGCGAAGTGGTTGCGTTCTGACTCTCCTGTGCATATCTTGCAGCCGATGTACCAGCCGAAGGAGTCTTGCCCTGCAAGGCACCGCTCACGTTGGTCACCTCTCTGATAAGGTTCAGCTCTATCTGCAAGAGTTCGTTTGTTCCGATGTTTACCGCATTCGAAGTGATAATCTCTGGCTTCACGTTCGGCATCGTTCTCTTTGGTGTGTAGAATATCCATCCATCGTATTCTATTGCCTCTTCCATGAACTGCTCTGGTGTTCTTCCACCCAGTACGGTTGTAGGAATCATCTTGAATCCCTTGAAGCTGCTTCTGATACTCATGTCGTTCATCACGATCAGGCGGTTGATGTAGCGCTGCTGGTCTATCACGTTGGTCATGAAAGGATGAATCTCTCCGTTGATGAACGGATAAAGCTTCATGGTGTATGGGTGACTCTTGAAATCGTAAGGAGATTCGCCACGACAGAGGACCGTACCGTCAGGAGCCATGAAGGTATAGTACCAGTATTTATCAGAAAGATCTTCCGATGTGATGTAGGCACGGTCTTCTTCCGGCACACCGTATTCATCATACTGCTTCTTGCGCTTCTCGTTTTCCTGAATCAGCTTGTTTATCATAGCCGTGTCTTCCAAATCCACACGGAACCAAGCGTTGTTCATGTTCTTGGCAATAGGGTCGAAGCATTGCAGTCTAGGCTTGGTTTCCGTACTCCATACCTCAATCACTCTTACGTAGTGTCTGCCCTTGTTGGTGTAATCGAAGCTGAGATTGTCCAAAGCCTTTTCCTCGTTGAACTCGTAGCCATAACTGCTATCGTCTACATCATGAATGTCAAAAATCCTATTCAGATCATCAACCGTCAGTCCGTATTCCCTTCTGGCAAACTTCTGATACAGGTCTTCCTTGCTTACGTCATGCAGACAACCTATCAGACAAACGTCATTGTGTCTTGGGTCGCTTCCGCACTCAAAGAACATGTGGTCCGGTTCCATTGCGTCCGTCCAAGCATCGGGCATTTCAAGTTCTCGGTCTTCCCAGCTTTCCCTCACGAACATCTGACCGCCCTGCAGATAATCCTTGATAAGGTGATTCAGTAAATCCTGCATGCCGGTGGTCTGCCAGTTGCATTGCATCGTAGCACTCATCATGTCGCTCAGTTGTCGGGAGTCATTATCTCTTGCAAAGCAGACGGGTTCCGTGCCCTGCTTGGCGTAGAGACCGGCAATAGATTCCAAGATACTTATCATGATGTTGTTGCTCATTGGTGTCTGATTTCGCTTCTGCATATAGGTTTTCTCAGACATTTCTTCCCAATAGCCACGATGATAAACTCTGATGGTGTCGCTCCATTGTTCACCGTTACAGTATCTCATGGTTCTTGCTCTCGTCTCCCTTACGCCACTCAGGTTATTCCAGTCGTTCTTACATCGGGTAAGAAGCTCCCAGTCCTTGCCGTGCTCCTGTCTCCGCTTTCGAGCCTTGACCGAATCATATTTGTTATGCCGAGGCATCACTCTACTAAGTGTTAATAACTTTGCCTTTGCCATATTTATTTACACATTGTTAATTATAGGCGCAAAAATAGGTAAAATCAAAGCTTTCTTTGCGGTGTTCCAATCGGCTGATATATACTGATTTGGAACACCGCAAAACTTCTTTGTTTTCTTTGCATTTTTGCCGAAAAGTTTTCAAACAGTTATAACTATGACAAAAGAAGAATTAGAAAAAATGAACGCAGAGGATGCTACGCAGCAGGAAGCTCCAGCAGAGCAGGAGACTCCACCTGTTGACGAGCGACCTAATCGTACAGCCTTCTCCAAGCGTTTCTCGCAGCGCCATTCTGACATCGACTTCGAAGACAAGGAAGCCCGTTATGCTGCCATGAATGATGATGCTGACAGACTCGGCGAGTATGAAAAGAACGGTCAGGCATTGAGTAAGATGCTTGACAACAACAAGTGGCTTGGCGCCATGGTTCTTGATGCTACACGCAAGGGCATGCACCCATTGGAGTGGATGGCTTCGCAGGGTATTGACATCAAGGCTGCTCTTGAAGATGAAGAGCTTTCCAAGAAGGTTGCCGATCAGATTGTCAAGTTCCAAGAGAAGGTAGCCGAGCAGGAGAAGCACAGCCAGCAGTTGGATGAAAATATGAGAAAGTCTTATGAGGCTTTGCTAAAGTTAGGTCTTTCCGATGATGAGGCAAACGACCTTTACGGTAAGGTTTGGGGCGTCATTCAGGATGCAGAAGAGGGCAATATCTCTTCCGAGACATGGAATCTCTTCAAGAATGCCTACAACTACGATTCTGATATTTCTTCCGCACGTGAAGAGGCTGCCATGCAAGCCCGAAATGAGAAGATTCAGAATAAGGTCCGCTCTTCTGCAGCAGAGGGCATTCCTCCTTCGCTGTCTAGTTCGGGTGCAGGAAACAAGCCTGCCAGAAAACAGAAACGTGAAAGTTTCTTTGATGATATTAGAAGTAATTAATCCATAAATATAAGTATAAAATGAAGAAAGTAATTAATTATTTTTCTACTCAGTTCATCTGTAAGATGATTCTGATGATTCTTGCAGTAGTTACAGGCGGTGGCGCAATGGCTATGGCAGATCTCGTTGAACCTCAGATTGGTGACGAAGGTCCTAATCTTGCAAGCGATGCAACCGTTAAGGCTACCGAACCAGTAGAGGCAGGCAAGTCTGATCGCCTTAGTCCAGGCGGCAATAAAGATGGTCAAGACCTTACAGGCTCTCAGGCTTCTTCTACTCAGCTTAAAGAGGGCGGTTTGCTTGATAAGGAATGGGATAAGGAGATTGTTCAGTTCTACCCTTATAAGACACCGATCCTTTCAATCGTTCGCCGTATGGCTAAGACCGTCACAATCAGTAACTGGTCAATCTCGCACATGCGTGTTGGTGGTGATACTCTTGATGGTCAGGTTACCGTAAAAATCGAAACTGGAGACACCATTGAGATTAACTCAACCAATTTCTCTGGCTCTATTCGTCCATTCTACAAGGGCACTACCGTTATCGTTCCGGAAGTAGCTGGTTACGCAGAAGGCTCTCAGGAGAAGCGAGAGGGTTATCTGATGCTCTTTGTTATCGAAGCTAACGGCAAGAAGGCTACTCTTCAGGCGGTTAATGGTAAGCCAAAGAATGCCGGCGATACACGCTTGAATCTTGACAACATGACCTGTCCTGAGATTCCTGTTGGCGCCACATTCCTTGCTGCATCTTCTGCTGCATCCGAGTCTCAGCTTACAATTACCCCAGAGAACTATCAGCCACGTGAGAAGGAAGTATATGTTCAGAAGAAGCTTTTGAACATTGTCTTCACCGATGATTACGAGAAGGTTAAGAAGGAGCAGCCTATTACTGTTGCCGACCTTAAAACAGACGCAATCATCAAGTATAATCTGCGTGCAGAGCGTACTTACCTCTTAGGCTGTAAGTCTCGTTTCAAGGTAGAAACGGGTGATGGTCAGATAGAGGACGTTTATACCTCTGAGGGTATCATTAACCAGTTGACAAATACCTACGGTATTGACGATACCTATACATTGGCTGACCTTATCGCAATTTCTAAGCTCCAGTTTACTGAGTTCTCAGAGAACAACCGCTGCTTCGCATTCTGCGGAAAGAATGCTATTGAGCGTTTGGAGAATATCAAGCTGGAGGGTAGCCACCAGAATGACTTCATCAATCATAACGAGTTTGATCTTAACTTCAAACGTTTCAAGGATACATTCGGCTCGCTTGATTTCGTCTGGTGTCAGAATCTCGACCTTGTGGGTATGTCCGACTTTATGGTAATCTTTGACCCTAAGGCTTCTCGACGTTACGTGAAGATTGGCAAGAAGGAACAGACCAACGATATGTCTACGGGTGGTGGCGAAGTTCGTGACGCTAAGCGTTGGATTCATCAGGAGGCAGATTCTGTTGCACTTCGTGGCTTCAACTCTATCTTGGTTGGTCCAAAGGATAGAATCGCAAAGATTGCAACTGAATCGCTCAATGCTATCATTTCAATGAATAAACTTCCTGATACTCCTGCAAAGGGCATGAAGGTTGCTCTTACAAAGGACTACGTAAAGAAGGGTACTAATTCTCCTACTGATGATGTTACGTACGAGGCTGGTACTGTATACTATTATACCGGCAGCGCTTGGACTGTCTATACAGGTCAGGATGTAGCTCAGTAACAGGAGTCTCTATCATCCAAATATATATCCACGGGGGCAGAGGTTCAAATGCCCTGCCTCCGTTTTAAAATTAGAAAATATGATTAAGACATATAAAGCAAGAGTAAACAACAACAATATTAGCTATCTGCTTCTTGGTAAGCACGGTAATCAAATGCGATACAATTTTACGAATGGCAATGTGGTAACTAACAAATATCCATCAATTACGCTTCGTAATCGTTACGCACAGGATTTACTTGAGTCTAGCTTGCTTTTTGCCAGCAACACCATTGTTCTCGACCATGAGGAAGAAGAGTTCCCTGGCGAAAAGGCTAAACTTGAAGAGGAGAAGAAAGCGGCATTAGAGCCGAATGTTGAGCCGGGAGTCGCAAATGAGCCTGTCAAGAAGACAACTCAGCCTCCAATGAAAGAAGAGGTAAGAGACATTCGCACAGCAGACGAGGTTATCAATTACGTAAATAATCGTTTTGACAAGGAATGCAAGACCCTTACTACTGCCATGAAGCATGCTTCTAAGGCTGGTCTTGTTTTCCCAGACTTTAACGAAAACGAGTAACATATATATAATAAGGTGTAATGAGTGTAGAGGAAATCATAAAGGCAGTACGTTGGTGCATAGACGAGGAATCCAACAACACATCGGAAATCACCGATGAGAAGGACGATTTGTATATGGATAACATCATCAAGTCGAAGATTAATGATGCTTTGCATTGGCTTACCATCACGGCATCCTCTTCCGCTGTCTTGGCTGATTCCAAGAAGATTGGCGCTACTACTTCTACCTTGCAGGTTTCTACCTACAATGAGCAACTGGGCATTGGAGTAGTCTCAATGGATGCCAATACAGAGATTATCAATGTCTCTCGCATTCGTGGCAAGGACTGGTTCAAGGCTGTAGTGCCGGTAGAAGATACTTCCGATGAAGCACTCATGATGTTTGATGATACCGCCAAGGGGACCAAAGACCGCCCCCAGGCTACCATCCTTCGGGAAAATCCTATTCGGATTCTCCTACAGCCAATGGCAGAAGAGGCAACCGTTTCTTTTGTTGGCGTTCCAAAGAACATCAATACTGAGTCTTCTTCCGATATTGCCGTTCCGGATATGCTAAAGAATGCTTTCATCTACTATATCGCCTATCTGTTGCTCTCTGCTTACGATGATACAAAAGCTACCCAGATGTACACCATCGCCTTGCAGCAGCTGGGAGCACAAACTTCTAAAAGCTAGAATATATGAAGAAGATTCGATTACATAATGACATTCATGTTAGTTGGGGAATCACTACCAACGGCAAGCAGGAATCACTTGAAGCAAAGACCTTGCAAGTGCAGCTTGTCGTATATAATAAGGTGATAACCATCCCAGATTTCACCATCAAGGGGAATATTATTTCTTTCGAGTTTTCTGGTTCTCAGCAGAAGTATTGTGGAGTCTATACCTTGGTGTGCCGTGATACAACTAACGGCAATCTGAGCACAATTGACAAGACCGAAGCTTTCGAGCTGGTCCCTCATAGCGAGGAAGAGCAGGGTACAGACAACCCTAATGTTGCCCTTGAAGTGGTAACTCTCAATACCGACCGTGATTCTTCCACCATCGGTAGGGCTGCTACCATTGAGATTGGTGACGTGAAAACGCTGCATTCAGGAGCCGCTGCCTATGTTCGCAATTCTGGAACATCAAATGCTGCAGTTCTTGACTTCGGTATTCCTTCTGGCTCAAACGGTGATGATGGTATGAGTGGTTACGGAATCTCAGCCGATCCGGCTTCTGTTACATTCAATACCGATTCTAAGGGAAATATTTCTTCCAGTCAAGATAAGTTGATTCGAATGAAAGCCTATCTTGGCGGTCAGGAGATTGATGATGTTACGATTGTCGGTCTAAGCACTACCAATTTTACCAACGGTTTGTCAGCTGAATCTGATGGAAAATCATTCTATCTCAGGGGAAGCGACCTTCAAACGGTCCATACTACAGATTTGGATGGCAATTCCATCAAGGTTCCTGTCACGCAGGCACAGGTTGCTGTAGATTGCAAAATCGGTGGAAGTGATTTGGTATACTCTACGATTGTTCGTGTATTCGTGAATACGCGGACTTTCTATACTACCTTGGTGAGCAATCAGAAGATGTTCAAGCAGACGTTCACGGAATTGAGCAATTCACTTGACGAGCAGGGCGTGAAGCTTGAAAAGTACTATTCCGAGTTTCAGCAGACAGCAAGAGGCTTGTCGGCAACAATATCCTCAAACAAACAGGACGCAGACGGTTCTATTGAGAATATAACCAACAAGCTTGAAGCCACTTCCAGCTCTCTTTCTTCTACCATTGAGGCAAACAAGAAAGATGCTGATGGAAACTTCGAAAAGCTGAGTTCTAAAATTTCACAGAACGCTAATAGTATTGAGATTGCAAACAGCAGATTTAACGAGGACGGTTCGCTAAAGAATAAGTCGGGTCTTATGACTACTGCAGATAAGGCAACGCTTGCATCAAGAGAGTATGTTGATGGGAAGGTTGTTTCCGAGGCAACGATACGTACCATGGTTCAGGATGGCATTTCCAGTGCCGTAGTCTCAGCAGACCAGATTAATCTGAAAGGTAAGACGATGAAATTCGCTTCCGGACAGATTGAGATTGATTCCGAGAACTTGAAATTGGACAGTTCGGGCAATCTGAAAGTAGCTGGCGATATTCGTGCCAAGACTGTTCGCCTCAAAATCTCTTCTTCCCACGACAACATTCTCAGTGGATCCTTGTTGTTGGGTGGCGGAACCTACTCGATGCCGGCATTGACGGCAGAAGACGGTTACGTGAATCTCAAACTGTACGCACCGTTGATTACCAGAAGCAGCCCTGCCCCTATCTTGCAATGCATAAGCACAAATGTGTTTCTGCAGTTGGCTTCCGAAAAGACGGAACTTCCGAAATCGGGAAAGAAGGAATTGGACTATGGTGCATACGACATAGTAGGATTCTATAACAATGGACAAACTTTCTGGATTATTAAATAATAAGGATATGAAGATAATTAGAAATAACCTTATCCCTCCAAAGGGATTCATTGCAATAAACCTCTTTGGAGTGTTGTTTGTCAGAGGAAACAAAACCCTCTCGCAGCAAACGGTAGTTCATGAACAAATCCATACCAAGCAGATGCAGGAAATGTTATATGTCTTCTTCTATCTCTGGTATGTATTGGAATGGCTCATTCGTCTCTTGGTTATCCGCAACCCTCACAAGGCGTATCGGGCAATCTCTTTCGAGCAGGAAGCACGTGCGTATCAGCAATACCCCGTCTATCCTTATAACAGACCTCATTACAGTTGGACGAAATATCTTACAAAGCAATGGAATACGTAGTTTCAACATATAGCGAAGAGGAACGTGCGTGGATAACAAAGGATATTCCCTTGCAGCGAGACATCTATTTGATGATTAAGCTCAAAAGCCCTGGCAAGCTTATCATTCGTCAGGATATTGGCGATGGCAAAAAGCCAAGAGCACCCATCCGAGCGCACAAAAACATGGATAAGTTCTATCTCAGGATGAGAATTATCCCGGAGAATGTTAAAATTCAGATATTCACTTCATCAGAACCAAAAGAAATAAAATATGCCTACATTTAGACAAGATACAAAAATAGGTGGTATGGTGCCAATGATGAAAACAGATGATTATAATGACCAATCTGTTACAAAAGACAAGATTCGTGACGGCAATATTACTTCCGAGAAGTTGGCTGACGGTGCGGTTACAGCCCAAAAGCTTGCCCCGTCTATCCGGCAAGAGATAAATAATTCTGTAACTGCATCAAATGAGGCAACCGAGAAGGCAAAAGAAGCTACCGCCAAAGCTGATCAAGCTACAGAAAATGCAAAGCAAGCTACAGCAGCAGCCACAGCAGCAAAGGAAGCGGCTGACAATGCTACCCAGTTAGCAACCAATGCAACAACAGCATCTGCTCAGGCTACAGAGCAAGCTAAAGCTGCCACAACCAAGGCAGAAGAAGCTACATTAAAAGCCAATGAAGCAGCCCAGAAGGCTGATGATTCTAGAGAGCAGACAGAGCAGACTCTTGGCACAATGCAGGAAGTAGTAGATAAAGTAGCTATCAAGGATGAGGAAGGAACTGTAGTAGAAACTCCTTTCCGCTACATTCAGAATGAAGAGTTCATCTTTGCCAAGGTGGACGCAGAGGACAAGCTTCTCTTTGGTATCCAATGGGATGCCACTCCAGTATTTGGTAAGACAAGTGCTGTAGAGGACAGATTGCAGTCACAAGTAACTCTTCTTGCAGAGAGAGTAGCAACCATCATGGGTGATGAGGACACAACAAATGTCATTGATACCATGAATGAGTTGAAGAAGTTCTTTGCTGAGATTGAGAATACGCAGACCCTTACAAGCATTCTTGCAAACCTCAATAGTCTCAATACTAAGTTTGGAGAGGACATCAAGAATCTTCAAGATACAAAGGTTGACAAGGAAGAAGGCAAATCACTCATTGAAGATGAAGTAAAAGAGTGCTTTAGAATAATTGAGAATGAAGAATTTCTCAAAGCTATAGTGGATTCAGATGATAAGGTACTGTTTGGCTTCTACAGAGCAACTGGCAAGCCATATTATCCTCTTAATGAAATGTATCACGTCATTCAGAGCGAAGAATACTTTGCTGCTTGGGTTACTACTGACGATAAAGTATTACTTGGTCTTAGAAGAGACGGAGAGGTCATTGGTGAGATTCATGCAGTCAATGCCTTGAAGAAAGTTATCTCTCAGCTTCAATCAGACCTTGCATCATTGCAGGAGAAGGTAGGTACAATAGATACCAATCTACAAGAACTTCTTGATATTTTCTCTTTGCAGGAGAATCCTGAGTACCTTGCAGTAGAGAAAGATGCAGACGGAAGGATTCTTTCTGCTACATACAATGATGGAAGCCATTATGTGTATGACTTGAAATCAGAAACGTTTGATACAAAGGTTAATAAGGAGGTAGGTAAAACACTTATCAATGAAGATGTAGCAAATTCAAAAAAATCCTTTGAAGACCAAGAGGAACGCATGGAATTGATAACTGATTCTGATGATAAAATTCTTGGTTTCCGTGAAAAAGATGGTACAAAGGTTGAGAAAAAAATGCGTGTTGCCAGCCTCCATGTTGAAGACGGAAATGATTTCATTAAATATTTGAAAAGTAAAGGATATAACATCAATGCTTGTGACATGAGCAATGATGATCATATAAGAATCCCAAATCAACCAAGAAAGGCTATAGTTAACATTTCAGGAGTATCAAACATGCCAACATCTAAAACCCAGAATCTACATGCATGGATAGAAGTATGGACATTAGAAGGCATATACTTTAAGAAACGTGTAATTCTCAATGCGCAAGGAAGTAGTTCACTCTATTTGGCAAAGAAGAATTTTGCAGTAGTTATATGCAATGATGAATGGATTGGTGATGATACCTGCAAAGTAAAAATCGGTAATTGGGTATCACAAGACAGTTTTCATTTTAAGGCATATTATACTGATGCCTTTAGAGGTGCAGGAGTTGTTTGCTATAAATTGTTTGATGAAATATCAAAAAGTCGTGGATTGCATAATGACAGGGCTTATAAGAGATACTATAAAGATTCCACATCTGCATCTTATGGCATAAATCAAAATGCAGAAATTGCTTATGACTTTGGTGATGAAGCAAGAACTTTTCCTGATGGATTTCCTTGCATAGTCTATTTCGAAGGAGAGTTCTTAGGTGTTTTTTCTTGGCAATTAAAGAAACATCGTGACAATATGAAAATGTCAAAGAATAAAGCTGAGAATATACACTTGGATGGTTTTATTAGACAAAACCTATTTTCTGCAAATGGTACATTGCCAAGTACTGCATGGAATCCGATGAGTGAGCAGGGATTTGAGATAAGAAACCCTAAGTCTCTTATCTGTATGGATGGTAGTAAATATGATGCAGACAAAAACAAAGTGCAGGAGCTTATAGATGATACATCTGAAAGTTATGATGCTTCCAATAAGAATATGGAACTATCATTTCAAGTAAAAAAGTATATCATTGCCCTAAGTAAATATGATACAGAACTTACTGAAGTAGAAGCACAAATAGAAGCTGGCAGCAAGACCAAAGATGATATAAAGAATGAAATTGATAACAGATATGATGTAGATGGCATTATTGATTATCTTTGTTTCTCAAACGTTATAGCTAACTATGATGGATTTGGTAAGAATTGGCAAATTGGTTCTTGGAATGGAGTAAGATTTGGTGTATATCCTTATGACCTAGATGGTGTGTTTGGAGATTTCTTTGATGGCACTTTCAGCTTCTCACCAAAAGATAATTTTATGGAGCCAATCAGCTTGATGGGAAACAAAAAGGGATATGGTGGAACATATTGGGTATATAAGTATTTTGCAACAGAGTTGAAGAAAAGATATTCTGAACTCAGAAAGGCTATACTTACTGCTGACAACATCATTAACCTTCTTACTGATTGGTGTTCTAGAATTGGAACAGATGATTTTAAGCAGGAGTATGATAGATGGAAGCAATCTCCTTGTCATAGGGATAGTAACATAAACACAGAATACTATACCCCATGTACATATACTGATGCAGGAATCACAGCTTCTGGTCAGAAGGTATGGAATAAAGATACAACTTATACTGCTGGTAGTTATGTAGTATTCGAGCATCTTGCATTTAAGGTTATTAAGGATTGCACCAACGTGTCTCCTGTAACAAAATACTATTCAGAAAGACCATTCTATCTTGGACATTATGATAGCATATATCGTGTAAAGAAATGGTTAGAGGAGCGACTTCCTTTGGTTGATAATTTAATTAATTCATTATCATAATTAAAAAAAATAAATAATATGGTAAAGTGTTTAATATCAAAACTTTATGGTTCGGTAGATAATGATAATCTTCCGAAACTGAATGAATTTAAATTCATTGTGTCAAAAGAATCCAAGGAAACTTTGTATTCCTATATTTCTATGAGAATGATAGCTTTTGTAAAAAGCATAGGAGGAGATTTCGAGGCAACCTTGGATAATGGGGCTTACTTTCAGCGTAATTTTGAAACGAATGGTAAAAAGTACACTACACTTAGATTTGCAGATATTCAAGATGAGACTATTTCAGATTACGCTGTCAAGTTCCCTAATACTGGAGTAACAACTATCACCATTAAGGGAAAATACTATTTTCCAAACTATGATGGTGTTTTCATTACTCCATACAAAAGTCCGAGTGATTTCGAATATATTCACTTATATAGGATTAGAAATGCAAGTAAAGAAATATTTACTATTGATAAACTTGCTCATCCGGAAGATGTTGTAGATACTACTTGGATTATTTTTCCAGATGAAATCTTGATGAAAACGGTTAAGCTGGAGAAATATCTAGGAACGGTAATAGACAATCCTTCATCACTTCCTAATAGTTTGAAAGCAATTAGTGGAACTATTACATCATGGGCCCCAAATTCCAAAGTGTCAGGAAATATGTTAGATATAGGCGCAGGAGTTTTTATTGATAACAATGATAGTGTTAATAACATGTTGGTAGATATGTCAAATCTTACAGGCAACAAGGATTCAAACAAGAATATTGTGATTTGGACATCATCTGCCTATACTCCTAGTGAAGCAGCAAAGGCTGCAATCAAGAAGTTGAAATCAGAATGCAATTATTCTTCAATAAATATTGGAGGTGTGGAGCAAACTGGTGACTAACGGATAGGATAGTAAACAGAATATAGATAAAGAAGAATGGGAGTGTTGTTTGGCACTCCCAGGCTTATATCTTCATACCAAGTATCGCCTCTATCGGAACCATCTTTATTCATACCACCGCATCTTTCAATGGCGACCAACACAAATACTATGAGAATAACCCATTCTTCTGTTTTCATAACTATCTATTAATAATCATTATAATCAGCTTCCGATTCTGCATCTGATGCAGCATCGTAAGCATCACTAAAACTTCCATCATCTAGTGCGGCCTGAACGTCTTCCGCATAAGATCTTGCATTGTCTAACTTTTCTTGCAATTCATCTATATACTCAGACTGCTTGTTGATTTCTCTCCTTAGAATCATAATTGTATCGTTTTTAGATTCTATCTCCTCTTGCATATCTTTCTTTGATGGTCCACAAGATAGGAGAAATATACAAAATATTAATGGTAAGTATCTCATATTTGTTTCTTTTTATAACATAATTTGCAAGCTTTTCGGTTTTCCTTTTTAGCTTGTTCTAAACTAATTTTCTTAATTTCTCCCGAGCATCGTCTAAGACCTCTGCAGGCTTTGGTTTTGTGATAAGCATAAGCTGTTGGACCAGTACAAACATAAACGCCTTGACTTCCTACGGAAGAACAGAACAGTATCGCAAAAAGTATAAATGTTTTCATGATTAAAAATCGCTAGCCTCATTTATATAATAATGTGGACCATAATAGAGAGTAACATATATATAAGTTGATCCACCCTTACTTTTAGATTTTTGCACTATTAAAGTACATGCAGGATTTTCTTTTGGATCTGTTCCCGGTTCTGCAAAATTATAGCATTTGTAACCTTGTTCGTTTGTCCATATATAGCCTGCTGTATATTTCCGGCTCAATGTAAACCGCAAGTTTTCTCTAAAGTCTTTAGCCTGTTGAGAAGCATTTACAGAAAAGTTTTTTTGAAATTCCGCATAATAAAAGTATGAATCACTTCCGCTATACTGAAAATCAAATTCTCCCATATTAAACGTGTAGTCACCAACAGAAATATCGAAGACTCTTAGCGTTCCTTTATCTTCCATCACGCTCAAAGTGCCATATCTATTTTCAAGGGAAGACTTGACGGAACTATAACTGTTCCCGAAATTTATACCTAACACTGAATCTTGTGCAAGTATAGCAATAGGGAAACATACTAAATAAAACAAAAACAATAATTTCTTCATTGATAATATACTAAAACGTTATTTTCCTACAAAAGTACGAAAAAATCCAATAGGTTGTACAGTCTAAAGCTTACTTTCTTCGTAGTTTAGGTTGAATCTAAATAAGTGAGTATTATCTTACTCATCATAAACGTCTGAAAAACAACCATCTAACCCTTAAAAACTTTATTTTGAGCATAGTTAGGCAGAGCGCTTGGGCCTTCGTAACTTTGCACCAAGTTCAATAGTGGACGAAACGAATAATCTATTTTATTATGTCAGAATCTAAGACATACATCTTTGGTGAAAACCAAAACGGAGGTTCAAACGGAATGCTTGGACTTCTTGCTCCTCTGCTCCAGAAGCAGGGTGTAGATCCAAATGTGCTTCTCGCCATGAAGGGTAACAATGGAATGTGCGGTGAAGGTGGTTGGTTCATGTGGGTTATCTTCCTCTTCTTCCTTATGGGTTGGGGCGGCAATGGCTGGGGTGGCTTCGGCGGTAACGGTCGTGGCGGTATCGCTAACGAGATTAACAATGACTACGGTCGTAGCCTCTTGATGGATGCCATCGGCGGTAATCGTAACGCTCTCAGTAATCTCGCAACTCAGCTTAACTGTACCGAAGGTCAGATTCAGAATGCCATTTCTGCCTTGACTTCTCAGGTCCAGAGTGTAGGTAATCAGGTAGGTATGAGTGGTATGCAGACCATCAATGCTTTACAGCAGGGTAACATGCAGATTGCTCAGCAGATTGCAAACTGCTGCTGCGAGAACCGCTTGGCTATCTGCCAGCAGACTGGTACCTTACAGAATGCCATCAACAACGTGGCTGTAGGTCAGGAGCGTGGCTTCTCTAACGTAGCTTACGAAACCCAGCGCCAGACTTGCGATTTGCATAACGCTATCAAGGAAAGCACTCAGACCATCGTTGACGGTCAGAAGCAGGCTGAGATGCGTGAGATGCAGAACAAGATTGATTCTCTGCGTGAGGAGAACAGCACCTTCAAGTCTTCTGCTATGACTTCACAGATTGTTGGTCAGGCGGTAGCACCTATTAATGCTGTATTGGCAGGATTGCAGAACGAGGTAGCTGGCATCAAATGTAAGCTGCCGGAGACAGTAACTACTCCTTATAGCCCATTTACTGCGGTTCCTAACTGCGTGGCTTATCAGGCAGGATTGTATGGTTTGAATGCTGCTAACAATGCAGGATTCTGGGGTTAAAGAAAGGAGGCTGCTATGTTATGGTTAAGACCTTATACATGGGTGAATCGTAACGGTTCGGCGGCTATCGCTTCTACAGGCGTGGCGGTGAATACTGCCAATGTGGTGTTCACCTTTAAAAACCACGCCTTCGTGAATGCCAGCTACAGAGGAACGATTTTCGTAAATCTGCGTCAGGCTATTCCGACTGGAACGACCGGTACGCTGCCTATCCTTTTCGAGACCAACGGAGTAACCCAAGCCGTAACCAAATTCAATGGTGATGCTTTGACGGTTGCAGACGTGCCGGGAACTGGAGTTGTTCAGCTCTGGTTTGAGAGAGACACTAACACCCTTCAACTTATGACGGGTATTGTTTAACAACAGAATAGATAATAGGAGATTACATTATGTTTCAAGGTTTAAGAACAAATTCTTTATTCTATGTGCTCGACAAGGGCGAGAACCCGAACTTGAAGATCGGTCAGGTTGTTTCGGTGAGCAACCCTCAGACGAGATATCCTTCTTTCAATAATGGCTTCACGCCTCAGCCTATGGAAACTGTGGTTGATGTGAAGGTGAAGATCAATGATGAGGAAGTGGATTTCAAACAGTTACCTGCTAACGGACAGATAGCCAACGACAAGAACCTTGTGGTGAGCGACAACAAGGAAGCCATGAGTGCCGAGGTCGATGCGATGCTGAGACAATCCAAGGCGATACTGGAGAGCGTAGATTACCATGAGAGAGTCGTTAAATCTTGTGAGGGAATGCTACTGCAGCTCAACCCCCAGATAGCCAAGGAGAAGGAACAGACCGAGAAAATCAATAAACTGGAAGGCAAGGTTTCAGGCATTGAGGGCAAGATTGACAAGATGATGGGATGGCTCCAGCAGACCATGAGCAAGTAATCTCCTACCTATCTATTCACTTAAAAAATCTTATGATTATGATAATGGTTGAGATTACAGAAGACAAGTTTGATGGCTTGTATGAGAACGTGGAGAAGGGATTGCGCTACTTTGGCAAGGCTATGAGCTGCCTTAATGAAATGAAGCGTGAAGGTAGACGTGACCGATACGGCGAGCGCAACCGCATGCCCGATTATAGAGGTCGTGGAGGTAGAAGCGGTATGCGAGAGCATGAAGAGTACGACGACATGCGCCAACGTGAAGACCGTGGACGTGATTACAGAAGTGATTACGGAGAAGATTACTAACTAGTTTGGGGTGTGCTCAAAAGTGGGCATACCCCTTTCTTAAATTGATTGAGATTATGGAAAGAAAATACAGACAATCTTTGAACGCCTACGATTACCAGCCAGAGGAAATGAAGGCTTACCTGAGATACAACGGCTGGCACTTCAATAAGAAGATGTGTGAGTGGGCAGTTAAGCAGATGCGGAAGAACGGTAAGCCTATCCGCATGATGAGCAAGGATGATATTGAGGACATCTTGAAGAAGAACAATATCGTGCTGGAGAATAATGTGGGCTACGATGCGGTTTACATCGCACACATGTGCCTGGCTGATTTTTACGGTTCGTCTATCACGGAGGAAAAGCAAATGGCCCAGTTCATCAAAGACTACGTAGATGATGAGGATCAGCAGGACGGTTTCATCTTCAACCGCTTCTATGCAGATACATCGTTCAATGGTATTGGCATTCCTTGGGAAGACATTTTGTAAAATATGACAGAGCAGGAGATTTACTTGGAAAGGTATGACTGGATGGTACATGTGATGTATGATGTTCACTCAAAGGATGCCATGAAGGTAAGAAGGCATCTTCGGGATTTGGGATGCACAGGCATTCCTCTCGAAGATGCCTGTAATCTCGTGCTCGAAGGCGAAGCAAACAAAGGGATAACCTATTCCAACATAGAAACCAGAAAAACGATAGTAGTAATAGGCCGGACCACCTCAAAAGGGGAATATACAAACAGCCTCACCCACGAAATGCTCCATGTAGTTCAGCACATATCCGAGCAGTTCCTAATAAATATGAACACCGAAGAACCCTGCTACCTCCTAGGCTCCCTCTGTCAAGCCGCCACAAGCAAGAAAAGCCCCCTCTAGCCCCCGTTCCTCAGCATTCTATGCTGAGTCAAAGAAGGAGTGAGCACTAAGCCCACTCCCTTTTTTATATTATTCCAGTCTATCCAGTTCGTCCACCGCATCCATCATGATCCTATCAATATTCTGATTAGCGAAGTTGATGCTTTCTGTATCGCTAGCCTTATCCCTCATCTTCTTCCAGCGCTTCATCTGTTTCTCTGCCAGCTCGATTACTCTCACCTTGGCAGCTTCCTTGGAGTTTTGGAAGTGATAATATTCCCCAATATTCGTGATTCTCTTATCAATCGGAACGTTCTTGGATTTCAGACGGTCCACATTTGCCATGGTCTTTTCCATTTCGTCCTTGTAGTTATACCACTTGCTCTTGGTTCTCTGCAAGCTGCTTTGCTCGCTAGGCGTATAGAGTAGGGAGCGAAGGAAAGGAATATCCTTGGTTTCCGTATCATTTCCATGCTTCACAACACCAATAGCACGCTCAGTAAAGGTAGCAGCACCACCGCCAAGACCGCCGATGTAATGATTCAGCATACTAGGGTTCGTTACCATATCCAGGAAACTATTACCCAGCATATCCTCGTTACCCTTGGCTACATCGTTTGTCTGGGCATTCACCCATTTGTTTACAGCCATATAACCGTCAGGAATACCCTTGTAGGCTCTCTGCCAAGCAGGGGAATTTTCGTTCCAGTCGCCACGTCTCTCAATAGGCGCACCCTTCCAGTCGGTATTTAACTCCCATTCAACGAATGGAGATAGGGCAGAAGGAGAGATAGCCTTGATGGTCTCGTTAATCGGTTCTTTGCCTGCCGAAGAGTTACCGAGATAGTCCATCACAGGAACCAGCTGCGACATACAGCCCACGGCATCTAAGTAAGGATTCTTCTGTCCGCTCACGTTTGGCGAGAAGGTCAAGCCTGCAGCCAAGTCACCCAAGCCATAGAAAGCTCTTAACTCGATGGCAAGCGGAATCGTGATAAACTGACCGCCTCCCTTGTAGATACAGAGATTGTTCCTTCTCACGTAGTCAGGCAGTTCACCGTATGGGTCCTTCACTCCCTTTCTGTCCTTTTCGTCCTCACTCGCAATCAGCACATTGTTTCCAAGTGCAGCCAGCGCACCGAGTGCAAAAGGAATGGCAAGCATGTTGATGGAAGTTCCTACAGGATGATTCTTCAAGTTCTTCGCAAGAAGGTTCGTACTCTGAATACCAGCGTTGAAGAACATAGAGCAGTGTCTGAGATAGCCGGAAGTAAATCCGTATGCCCATCTTCTTGCAGCCTTGGTTCCAGTCATTTCACCGTTCTTGAAACTCTTGACGGCATCACCGCTACCATGACGGTTGAAGTTGGTAGATACTTCCTTGGCATCATAGACAGAGCGGATAACGGAACGTCCATAATCACGACTCGTACAGTAAGTAGTGAATCGGGCGATATTCTCTGCCACCTCATTCACGTTCTCCAAGTTACCGAAGAAGAAATCACGTACCAGTTCACCGCCCTTGTTCAGCTTGCTTCTTTCGTCCTTCACGTCTTTCTTGTATTCCTTGGTCCAATCCTTCATGTTCTTGATCTGAACCCAACCAGTCTCACCGCCGTTCTCCATGAACTCCTTGAAGTATCTCTGAACCTTGTCAGAAATATCAAGTGTGCCGTTACGATACTTTGCGAACAATCCCAAACCCGTAGAACCGCTGAAATCCTTCAAGCTGATATTCGATGCGCCCTTATACAGACCCAGCTGTGCGTAGTACTTAGCCCAGAGTGCCCCGTATCTTGCACCTTCCTTCGATGTAACGTTGCTCGAAGCAAACTCAGCATCACGGAAGGCGTTTCTCATCACGAACTCAGGGTTGTATGAAGTACAGAGCTGTGCCATCATTCTAGAAATAGTGCTCAAAGGTTTCATGAATCCCTTGGCGCTAGAGTTCTCCAGCAACCCATTCAATGCCTGCGCTGCTCTGGGATTTCCGTTGATAACAAAAGAATGAGTCTTGCCGGCAATCTTCACGTCTACGATATGCTGTGATTTATTCTCAGCTCTTTGGAACTTATAGCCGATACTGCCCCTGCGGTAAACCTTCGATGCCAAGCCCTGTGCAGCCTTTGCCTTCATGTCTGTATTGAAGTCTGCAACTATCTGGTTGATTTCGTCTGGTGTAGCGTCCTCAGGAATATCAGGATAGCGCTCATAAACAATACCGGTCATTGGGTCCTTCTCATACCATACACTCGTTTCTGTAATCAGATTATTGCCCGAATTATTTCGCGCGAATCTTGCGAAAGCCTGACGGATAGCATTCATACCGCCGTTCTTGATAGCTCTGTTACCCATCGCACCAATCTGCGCCAGCACATTTGTCTCACTCAGATATTTGTGTCCTCTTGCTCTCATGATGGTGCTTCCGATGTAACTCTTCGGGTCTCCCTGCTCAGTAATGTAGCCATAAGTATCTTCTGCAGTAGCCTCATCATACTTTCTCAAAGGCACATACCAGTTGAACATATTAGATACATGACCGTGCAACTCCTTGCTGATGATACCATTCTTGTAGTCGCTGTCAATCGAATACTGGGTTGCAGCCTTCACCTTATCCCAATAGTCCTTCACAGCTCCCTTCTTGATGCTCTCCATCTTAGCTTCCGAATCCATCACGCTAGCGATAGCCTCTGCATCATCGTATGGGTCAGAAGACTTTGCTACCTCTTGTATAGCGTGAATACCCGAATAGTCGTGTTCGCCAGCCTTATAGTCTGGGTCGATTTCGTTGTTGATAAACTCGTCTATCTGTCTGTAGTACTCCTTCAGGTCGATGTTACCAGCATTCAGTTCGTTATCCAGACGTTCCTTCTCGTTACTCCAGCGGTTCTCCAAGATGTCTGCATCCTGCTTCTTCTTCTCGTACATTCTCATCTGTCTAAGGAAGTCACGAACAAAGAACACTCTGTTTCGCTCCAAACCATGCTTGGTAATCATGTAGAGATTGAAGTTTCTAATCTTCTCATCATCCTTCTTGCCATCAAAGGCATCCAGCACACCAGCCATCGCCTTGTCAAGCGGCTTCATTACGTTGCGCTCAAACATCTGAGCCGCATCACTCATCGCACCCTGCATGGTGTTCTGCAGTATATAAGGATTCTCCGAAGAAGCAATATCCTCAATCTTCTTATCTGGCACAATCGCATTCATCAACTTCTTCAACGAAAGCATATTATCCATATAGCTCTCGGTGAACATATAGCCGTGCTCATCCAGCGAACGGTGGTATCTGTCAAGTGCTGTGCCGGCAGATGGGGTAGTACGGAAGTGAATCTGTCCGTCTGTAGCCTCGTTCCATTCGCTCTTGGTCATGCTCTCCATACTGCGGACCTTACCGTCATTTCCGTAGAACATACCATCATGCGCCACGACAGCAGGCACACGATCATGGTCGAGACGGAATTTCACCGCCTCGGCTCTCAGCTTCCAATAAGGGTCATTCGGATTTTTCTGCAAGTTCTTGCTCAACCAGAGCAGATACTTCACATCTTTAGTATTAGGAGCAATACGATAACCGATTTCATGAAGGAAATCAGATACCTTGTTTTTGATACCATTCCAGAAGCCCGGTTCACCCTTGCCATCCTCGGCGAGTCGGGCGATACCTTCCTCTATGGCATCATAGATATTCAGAGGATTGTATCTTCTCTCCTCATCCACCAGCTTCTTCAATTCGGCATTCTCAGGCTTATCCAAGTCGTACCAAACATCACGAAGGAACTGGTTGAATCGGTCTTCACCAAACAACTCTCTCATTCCCTTGTGACCAACCACCTCATGCCAGATAGTCTTCTCGGCAGTATATCTGTCATGGATATTAGGCATATAAAGATGTACCTCGCCAGTCTTCTCGTCATACCAGCCAGTAATCTTTCTACCTTCCTCAATAGCAGCCTTAGCAGCCTTGTTGGTGATTTCATCAACTGATGAAACCATGTTCACCTTTGCGCCAGTCTTCTGAGCCACCTTCTCCACATGGCTCTCAACCGATGAAGTAGGGTAGCTACTTTCTCCATGGTCCGTGCGGAACTTGGTGCCTCCGTCCTTGCCCCATACCTTGAAGGCATCCTTTGACATTTTCACGTTAACGAACTTAGCTTGAGGGAACTCCTGTTCCAGTTCAGCCATCTGCTGCAAGAACTTCTCCTTGGTTTCAGGAGCCTGTCTTCCCGATTCAACGGTAGTGATAGGTACGCCCAGCTTAGCCAACTCCCTAACCTGATTAGGAGTAACCACATTCCAAGGGATAGCCAAGCCTGTACCCTTCAACTGTTCTGCGATACTCTCAGCCACCTCTGAATCAGGAACCACTCTCACCGCCTTTCTCCAGCGTGACAACATCACCTGTCTCTGTCTGTCCTTCGGCAGCAAACTATTAACCGAACCCGAATGCCAAGGTACAAGACCCACAGCATCCTTTGCACCCTCAGCACGATAGCCACTGGTCTTCTCGCTTTCAGGAATCTCCCATTCCACAACCTTGATGTTGCCTCTAGCGTAAGCACCGGTAAACTGGTCGTTCATCATAGAAGTGGAGGTGTGCATATAAGGATTGTAGGCAGCAGGCACATCACCCTCGCCAACACCCTTATTCTTATCAGTCTTCACAAGTGTAAACTTTCCGTTCTTCACAAGGTCAGGTCGCTCGTCTGCGCCCATCCAAGCGCCAATCTCGGTAGCATCGGTACGCTTTCCGTCAATGATCGCAGCCATAGGGGAGTACAACTTTCCGTCCACCTCCTGCATTCCGCTATACATTCTGAAAGTCTTTTCCTTGTTGAGGCGGTCCAGCTCATCCTTGTCTGTAACCTTGTAGGCGAATCCATCCTGTTCAATCTCATTCATGGAAATATCATCAATGGTTTCATTGAAATCATCCATGATGTCGTTGATAGCCTTATCCATCTTATCCTTGTCAGAAACCTCAAACAGTTTCTTGATGGCATCCTTCACTCTCTGCAAGATAGAGCGATCGCCCCTTCTTGCAAATTCGTGTGCTGCATTCATAACTCTATCCCAGATAGACAAGTCCATCGCCTTTCTCTGTCTAGAATCTGCCATCTGAGCAGTCAACTCGTAAGCATCAGTCAGACCGTAAGGCTCTTCTTTGAAGCGTTCCTTATCGTCCTTTACCTTGTCATAGATTTTGAGGATAGTCTTTACGCCCTCTATCTGCTTAGGGGTCAGTATGCCCTCAGCCTTACCTTTCTTAACGAGATTGATAGCACCCATTGTTACCTCATGAATCATTTCATGCAGCATAATAGTAGGGGCAGCGTAGTCTGGAGCCATTGTTTTTGTCAGACCATCAATATACAAATCAATGTTTCTATTGGTGTCTGCTTCTCCAGATCTCTTCTTCGGACTCTCGGCACTTACCTTGATGTTTACACCAAGACGCTTGTTTATATCGAGAACTCTTTGGAAGAGTTCAGCCTTTCCTTTATCTCTATTTGTTTCTTTAAAAATTCGTTCAACGGCTCCAAGTGTGAACGCTCCTCCTGGCTGCAATCCCCAAGTCTCTCTGAGATTCTTTGCTCTAGCGTCTCTATAGGCAAGTTCTCTGTCAGCGACGGCGAGAACGGTCTTATAATATTGCAGTAGATAAGAGCCTTTATTTCCCTTACCGTCATTCTTACCACCAAGATGTCCTCCGGTATGCTGTCCTGATAACTTTTCAACTTTTCGTTCATAATCATTCTTGTAATATTCAATAACGCTTCTACCAAGATCAGAAAACTCATCCAGAGCAGATTCAAGATTATCAGCAAACAAAGATTTATCTCTGTCTTCTGTATGCTCTTCGATGTCCTTAATGGTAGAATCAAACTTCTTTTCAATCTGCGAAGATACATTTTTATCTACATCTTCGGGAATGATTCTACCTTTCTTAACATCTTTTGTATCTGTTTTAGAATACTGCAAGCCTCGGTCCTCACGGAAGTGGGTGCCTTCATCCTCAGAAGTTTTGCGCTCCTCCTGCACCTTCACGCCCATTTTAGACAGGCGGTCCAGTACTGGCTTCAACTGCTCTGGCTTAAACTCAGCAAGCATATTGTTGCCTCTGGTCTCGAAGTTATTGCCATTAACCAGTTTCAGCAAATCTTCATCCATGAAGTACTTGCCGCCCTTCGCCTTGCTCTTCGGTACACGAAGCTCGTAGAAGTAGCCACGATTGTTGTCTATGCGCTTCACCTTTACTTCACCATCCGATGAAGTAACCTCGTCAATACCACCATGCCATGATGAAAGCTCAAACTTCTCTGTCACGCTGTTGATAGGCGCATCCGTTGTCAAGCCCTTAGGGTCGAATCTGTCTGGCATCAAGATACCAGTCTTCACCTCGCCAGTATCAGTAGTATATTTCACCAACTGACCGCCCAAGCCCTGATCTTTACTGTCAACCAAAGCCTGCATCAGATTACCGGTCACGATATAGCCATTCTTGCGGCTCTCATTGCTAGTCAGTCTATCCCAGTTATCAAAGTTTTGGTTCAATACTCTGAGATGGCTGTCTCCCATACCGATTGCCTGCTTAGTCATGTTGTCGATGGCGCCGATAATGTCTGCCTTGTTTTCACCTGCACCAACCTTGCCAGCGATAGGGAAGGTAATCTTTCTTCTGCCATCCAAGGTTGCAAAGGAAACAGAAGAGGCGTTAGGCGAGAAGTTATCAGTAATCTTGATGTCAATCAGTCTACCGTAGCTGTTGCCGAATCCGCTCAACTCGTTAGGATTGTTCATGTCCGTAGGCAGAACGAAAGTCTGGTTGGTGTCGAAGGTGTCAAGAACACGGTCAAACATTTCTGCCTTCTCCTTCAAGTTCTTCACTACATCATCCAGCTTATCCTTCTCCTGCTTGTAGATAGTCTCGTACTGATATTCAGCATTCTTTTCTATCTGCTCATCGGTCATGCCCGATTTCTCCTGACCCTTCTTTCCATCCTTGATATACTTCTCTTTTGCCTTGGTTGCAGCCTTCACCGCACGCTCCTCATACCTCTGAGTCTCGTTCGCAATCTTCTGGCCGAAGTATTCCTTCACGGCAGTCTTCTTTTCGGTTTTGTATTCATCCCAAGTCTTGCCGCCAGTCAAGCCTTCCTGCGAAGCTTTCACCTCAGAAGCCTTCATCGGTTTCTTCAAGATAGCCATGTTCACCTTTTCTATATAGGTGTTGTCGGCAAAGGCGTTATCGCCGCCCGGCTCAGCGCCCTGCTTCCATACTTCCTTGTGGATAGTCTTAGCCTTCAGTGGCAGCTCGGTAATCTCCAAATCGTTCTCGCCCATTTCGTTGAGTCGCTGAATCTCGTTGGCGTAAAGCTCGCCAATCTCCTGCAACATCTTCTCCTGCTCGTTTACTCTCAGCAAAGCCATACGTCCAAGCAACTTGCTTGCATCGGCACCAGCTTCACCATCACCGACACCTCCACCACTGACAACAAGGTTTTGTGGGTTGATTCTACTCAAATCATCACCGTAAGTCTTTTCCCATCCGAATGGATCAGCCATGCGTGCATAAAGGTCAAGATGCTCTGCCATGTATTCCTTAACCACCTTGTCACCATATTTATTGGTAATATCGGCAACTTCCATTTCGTTGAACTTACTCTTCTGAGAAGAAGTCGTGTTGGCATCAAGTGACTTCAACTTAGCCTTAAACATCATCAGCAGTCGCTGCTCGGCAGGGATAAGGGAAACCACATACTCGTATGCACCTCTAGCCACCTGACCGGTTCGGTCGATACGTCCACGCATCTGAACCTCGTCATTCACGTCAAGCTGCTGCTGCGCCACGATCATCACACGCTTCTTCTGGTCCTTATACTTGCTCGAAGCATGAAGGGAAATACCGGTTGCAGCACTCTTGTTGAGGATAAGCGCATCAATCTTACCATCGTTAAAGTCGCGTGCGAGTTTCTTCTTGTCGGTATCAGCACGCTTTACCTTGGTAACTGTTCCGTTGTCGTTATAAACAAACTCGGTCTGTCTTCCTGTCAGCTCGCCAACCTTATAACCTGCCTTCTGCAGCTCGTTCTTGATAACATCTATAGGGGAGAGTGAAAGACCGGTACTTGTCTGCTCAATCTTCTTTTCCAGTTCGTGATAAGCCTTAACAGCCTCTTCGCCCAAGTCTTCAAGCTTGAAATAACCGCTTTCGCTATTGTCCTTGGCATCCTTCTGAGTGTAGCGAAGTGTACCCTCCAGACCCTTCTTCAAAGATGTGCCCAAGTCTGGTGCGTCCATTTCCTCACCAAGTGCAAGGTTTCCTGTCTGCGATTCATTGGTGTTGTTCAATGCAATCACAGGCTTCATCCCCTGCTTCAAATAGTCGATTGCACGTTCTGCAGCAGACTTCGCTTTCAAGGAGAGAAGTACCTGCTGAACGGTATTGAATGCCTTGCTGGCAAAAGGCTGATTCTTGATACCTAAAGATTCTGTGCCCTTCTTGATATCCATCGTAGATTGGATGTCTGCCAATTCAATATTACGTTCATCAACGTAACTTGAAACATATTTCTTCTGGAAATTGATAATATCATTAAACAATCCGATGATACTATCATACTGTTCTCGTTGCTCCTTAACTCGCTCAGGATCATCAATAGCCTTCCAGTCGATGGTTACGCCAGTCATATCTCGCTCACGGCGAATCATCTGACCGCATTGTGTCAAGGTCTGGCTCATAATCTCCTGCAAGGTTGCACCACCACGCTTCACCGCATCAATCAAATCGGATGATTTCATACCGCCCTCGTTCATGGCAGTACGCAAAGCGTAGATAGGCATATTGTCTGGTCGCTTGGCAAAGGTAGCAGAGAAGAAGGTAACGTTCTTTGCCTTCTGAATAATGTGTTGGAAATAGTTACCCTGACCGCTATTTCCACCAGCCGTGTGGCTTTCGTCAAGGATAAGATAGGCGTTACCCATCAGTTTTTCAATAGCATCACGTCTTTTCTGTCCGCTCAGAGCAGCAGCACCGAATGATTTACCCTTTGCAAGCTTTCTCTCCTTGCGGTTGCCGTCCTCATCAAACTCATATACACCATTGCTTACCTGACTGTAGGTAGTCAATACGTAGTCGTATTCCTCTGGCAGCTTGCCGTTCTTTTCGATGTAGTCAAGCACTCGCTTCACCTCACTCTTAGATGGCAAGGAGAATACTACGTTTCCGTCTGAGTCGGTAATGGCAGCTTCCTTGGCACTACCGAATACAAATGGTCTCAGCTCTGGGCTTCCAATATCCACTAAGTCACGGTAAACATCGCTCAGCAAGCCAGCGGTCTTAGTGAAATATACAGGAACCTGCCCCTGCTTCTTGGCATATCTGATAAGTGAAGCAGCCTGTCTTCCCTTACCGATACCAGTCATATCTCCGATAATAAAGGCGTTGCCCTTCTTTGCCTGCTGCAAGGCAAGAGCTACAGAGTCAACTTGCTCTGCTGCAAGATGAGAATACAAATCGTCCTTGTCATTATAGCCAAGTTCATCAACCAGGAACTGGTCGGCATCGCCCAGCTTTTCAAGGTTCTTGTTTACCGCTTCCTGCTGATCGGCAGGCATCACGGCTTTCAGAGTGAAAGGGTTTCCACTCTTTGGGGTATAGGTAACTTTCTCTGTGCTTAGTCCACGTACGGATTTGTCCACTCGCTGTAATTGTCCCCGTGGTCCGCTTCCGCTCCCGGCGCTGGCAGGTTCATCAGTACTTGGCTGAGCGTCATTCCGTCCAGCTCCTCCTGATCCAGCTCCTCGCTGTTCATTGGTTCCAGCGGTTGCTCCTTCGCTCTGAGAAGGCTCTGTCCCTGTTCTGTCTGTTCCAGTATCTCCACCAGAAAGTCCTCCATCTTCTCTTGGCTCGGTTCCTCGTTGATTCTCCAAGTCATCATGGGTTCCTGATACGGAAGTGGAGTCAAATAGGTCAGACTCTCGCTCACCATCTGGTTTGCTTCCTCCTCGTTCTCCTGCTCGTACTCTCTCTTTAGGAGTACCAGCAGCGCCTTGTTTATCAAGTTCTGGTTGAGCACTTCTTGTTTCTCCTCCGATGGAAGAATCCATCCGTTCACCTCGTAGTATATCATCTTCAATTCGTTTATAAAGTTCGTCATAATCTTTCACGGCTTCCGCTCTAGCCTTATCCTTTACTGGTGGAAAGGCATTCTCGTCCAAGCGTCTTCCGTTTATTAATATAATACGTGTAGGGTAGCTGGTTCCCTGCTTTGCATAGAGACCGCCATCCACATTAATCACGTCCTCCACATTATAGTGGCTATAGAGATAACCAAGGAAAGCCTTATCTTTCGGATTCAGACTTCCGTTCTTGGCGTATTCCGTCTTGCCGCCGATAATAATGGCAGCACGACCATCGTCCTTCATGCTCTCCAGGGCATTGATAGCCATCTGTCCTTCCAAGGAAGAAATCTTATAGCCGTCATACTCCTTAGGGGTAGCACTACCGAATGGTGGGTTGGTAATCACAATATCAACAGGCTTTACGTTGAATGGCTGAGTTCCGTCCTGACTGGTCACCTTTCCGAAGCCCTGTCTGTTAAGATTCAGCAATCTCGTATCGTCAATATCGTTCACATGCACTTTATCCTTTGGCAGACCGATGGTAAGCATACCGTTGCCGGCACTTGGCTCCAGAGCACTCTCAATCACCTTACCGTTACCCTTCACATACATATCCGCAAGGAAAGCATAAGGGGCAGGGGTAGAGTACTGCTGCTTCATCACTCGCTCAGAATCACGCTGGTTGAGGCTCGGCTGATTCTCATAGAGTGTCTTGATGCGTTTGAACTTCTCGGCATTATTGGTTGATTCAGAAGAAGCGATACCTCTTGCACGCTTAACAATGGCAGTTTCAGCAAGCTCCTGAAGGTCTGTGTCCTTAATATCCTTCAAGCCGAGTCTCTCAGCTATCTTTCTCAGCTCAACAATACCGTTAAACTTATGTTTGAAGCCCAACTGTAGATTCACGACATCAATAAACTTCTTCTCAGCCATCTTTCTTTCCTCGGCACTCTTGGAGTCACCCACCAGATTTTCCTGATGCTTAGGTGAAGTCTTCTCGTAGTAGTCAGCCCACTCCTTCAAGCTCATGCGCTGTTCACCATCACGATAGCGGATATTCATCATCTGCTCATAGATAGCATCCACGTCTTCCTTCTTGAAAATCTTGGAAGCAGGAGCAAACTCCTTGCGCATTTCCTTCACCACGTCTTCAAGATTGTGCATACCTCTCTTGATTCTCAGATAAGCATTCTCTGCCATGGCGCTCACCAGCTTAGGCAATACTTCCAGCTGTCTAGAGTTAAGACCAACAAACGAAGCAGACATTTCATCCTTGCCGGCATTCTTGAGCATATCCCAAAGGTCATTAACCTTCTTGTTAGAAGCCGCTACTGCTGCATCGTCAGCAGTCTGCTGAGGCTTCTTTGGCTGTTCTGCTTTACCCTTCTTCTCCTTCTCGAACCCTTCTGCAGCATTCTTGAAAGCTTCCATTGGGTCAGCTGATGGTTCAGATTTAGGAGTCTCAACCTTTGGTTCAGCCTTCAATCCCTTGCGTTTAGCATAGATGCTTTCGTAGATAGCACGGTGCAAATCGTCTGTCACTTCTCCGTTCTGATAGTCAAGCGCCATATCCTTGGATAAATCGTCCACGTCTGCCTTCATAATCTCTTCCTCGGTTAAAGGATGCTCCTTCTTGAACTCTGCTGCAGCTGCCTCAATCGGGTTAAACTGAGGGTCTGGGTTCTCTTCCTTTGGAAGGAGTGGGAGAGAACCTACTTCTGGTTCTTCTACTCTTGGTCGCTCTGCTTCTGCTGGTTCATTTCCTCCTGATGCTTCTTGTTGAGGTTCTTCAATGCCTGAAACATCATTGCCTCTTTCATTTTCTGAATGTCCTGTTCCATAATCTTGCCATTTTTTAAAGTCCATAAATTCTTTTATCAACTCTGGTTTGGTAGGTGCTTCGCCGAATACATCGCCCTCGCCAGTATTTCTTGCTGCAGCAATACGGTTGTACTCGTCAAGCAAATCTCTGAAATCAGATACCTTACCTTCTAGGGCCAAAGCCATCATCTGAGAGATAGAAGAGTAACGCTTAGCTGCATCCTCACCGAACATGGATGGTGTCCTCAGCAGCGTATCAACCTTGTTGCCACCCCGTCTTGCCTCATAGAGCAATTGGATAGCCTGATCAATCTCATCACGAAGAGAGAACTCGCCCAGCTTCATGTTGTCCATCACCGAGCGGATAGCGTTGATAGCCTTATTCTTCACCGTAGAGTCGATGCCCAGCATTCTGATAGTCTCTGGCTTGAAGATTGAACCCAAAAGAAGGTTCTTCACGTACTCCCTGCCTTGTGCTGAAAGGCGCTCAGGGCTATCCATCATTTGTGCCACCTCGTTCTGTCCGATGATTCCTTTATCTACTAACGTCTTTACCAAGTCATTTATTGCCTTGGAATTGTTAAAGAATGCATCAAGAGAACCATTTCCCTCAATCTCGGCAACAATCGCGCCTACCTCGTCAGAAGTCAAGGTCTTAGCCTTGGCTACCGCCTGTTCGGTATTGCTCTGTGTCTTCTTCTCGTTTCGGTTGAACTTGGCGAAGGTAGCCGCATCGTATGGCAATCTCTCATCCGTAACCATTACCAGACGTGGATGCTCGATACCGCTTTGTTCAATCTGTTCTCTTGTGAAGCCGAAGTTTTCGGCATTCTCCAAGAGGTCGTTGATGTATTCAGCGTCTGTGCCTTCCTTTGCCGCCTTCTGTCCTGCCATCGTTCTACCGTTGCCATCATATACGATACCCTCGTCAGATACCACTGGCACCTGCTCGATAGCCATACCGTTATACTTCCTGGCAATCTGGTCCGTATTCTGCTGAGCAGCCTTGTCGTGTTCATAGTCACGATCATTCACAGTTCTGCCCTCAGCATCGGTAGGGAATCCCTCAGATTTCTTGTAACCATTGTTCACATCGTGAGAAGGAGTAAGACTTTCAGCCGGAACAATCTCATAGTGTCCCTTAATCTTGGTCTCTCCGTCAGGCAGCATTCTTGTGCGCTTATTGCCTATAAGCCTAGGTGCATTTACAAACTTCTGTGCAGCCACGCTACCAGCTTCATGTGCGCCCTCAGTCTGTTCTGTCTTACCAACAGTCTCTGCAACCTTCTTGGCAGTCATAGCCTTCTTGATATTCTGAGCGTGATCCAACTGCTTCTTGGCAGCTTCAATAGTCTGGTTCTTCAAAGTCTCCTGCTCCATGATGTCGTTAGGTTCGGCGGTATAGTCCACCTTCATCTTCTCGGCATCCTTCAAAGCCTTCTCTGCTTTCTGAATCTGTCCGTCCACCACCTTCTCGGCATTATCCCCGAAGTCCTCAGTAAGAATCTCTGCACTCTGTTCAGGAGTCATTTTCTCATAGTCAGGTGTAGGTCTTCCCTTGCTGTCCGTAGCCATAGGAACATCTGAACCATCGGCAAACTTTCTGCTAGGTTGAGGCTGCTCTTGTGGTGCTAAGTTCTCATTTGTGGTATTATCTTTGCCCGATGTGGTATTAACTTTTGTTAAAGTGGTATCATCTTTTGTTAAATCACCCTCTTTTGTGGTATTATCTTCCGATTTTGTGGTATTATCTTGTGGTGCCTCCTGCTCCTGCTGAGGCTTTGCAGCATCCTGCATCGCCTGTTCCTGTGCCGCCTGATTATAAGGCTCAGAGTTCTTCATCTGCAATCTCTGACGATATTCTGCAGCGAACTGGTCGATAGGCTGATTCTGAAACAGAGTAACCTCATCTGCCTTCACATAGACCATTTCCCTGGTGTTAGGGTCGAAGCAGACAAGCATATCACCGCTACCTTCCTTGGCTCTACCTGTAGTCTGGTCGAAGGCAACATCACCTGAACCAACAAGAAGTGTTCTTCCGTTGCTGTCTTGCACGTACAAAGCTTGCTCGCCATTCATCGCCTGACCGTTCAATGTTCCGTGATAGCTCCAATCAGAAATAAAGCTCTTCACGTTTTCCTCTATGACATCAGCAGTAGCCTGCTGCATACCCTGCACTCTAGCGTTCGCATTGATATATTGGGCAAGTGGGGTTAACTCTTCTTGGGTCAATCCATTCTGAATGAGTGCATCGTAAATCTGTGCCGGTGTCAAGCCCTGCTGGTGCAATTTCTCAAAGGTTTGCTTGAACACATCGTTGCTATCCATCGCTGCATCAAGGGCTTGCTCGGCATTGCGAAGGTTGCGCAACTCATCAACTACCACGCCGCTATCCGGGTCGTCCGTTCCCAGACTATGCTCCTCGGCAACCGTCTTACCTTGGCTGGCAGACTGGTCTGCGTGTGGCCTCCAGCTAGGGAAAAGCTCATCTTCGAGTGCTTTCTTCACATAATAGAAGATTTTGTTCTCCTGGTCGGTGCGCTTCATCGGGTCTTTGCGCATGATGTTGTCAATATCAACCGTCATGTTTCCCTTGTCGTTGATCATCTTCTTCAAGGTGTCCATAAAACCACCAACAACGTCTGCGGATTCTACTTTAAGATCGCCATACGAACCGTAAACGTCCACATACTTCTCCCAGTCAAGATAGAGCGCACTCTTCGGGTTGCGCAAGTCATTAATCAGCTGGGCGTTTATCGGGTCTGTAACATCCTTGCTTGTGTCATAGCCGTTATTACGGAGGAAGCCAAGTGCCAGACTGGTAACATTTCCGTCCTCATCAGTCAGCTGCATATCCTTCATCTTGGAATAGCCAATCAGCGACATCATATCGTCATTGTCACGATAAAGCTTCTGCTTGTAAAGGATAGCACGGCGTTCATCGGCATTCTTATAAGAGGTACGTGTAAGCAGCGTTCCGTTCTTGGTGTATTCAAGAATCTGTTTGTTCTTCACGTCATTTACGCTGCGGTAGCTTTTACCTCTTGTCGTGTTAAACAGTCCCATGGCCGCATTCACCTTCTCTTTGGTGCTCTGAGAAACGTCTGGGTCGTTCATAAAATCCGTGTATGCCGTTTTGTATTTCGAATCTCTTGGAGCTGTCTTCGATGCACGGTCCACCTTCACGAAAGCATCCATCAGATTCTTGCCCGATGCAGAAGAAATCAATTCATTCTTCTCGTCAGGAGTCAGACGAATATCCACGGCGATAGGGGAGCCGTTGGTATTCTTTCCAATCACGAAATTACCACCGCTATTATGAGTAAGATTATACAACGCATTTCCGATATGAGCGTAATTCTTAGGCTCTCCTGCCTTGAATGCGCCCACCATCACCACGTCTTCAAGCCATGTGCCAAAGGAAATGTCCTTATCGCCAGTGATATTGTCGGCAACCATCATGGTCCCAGCCTCAACGCCGAGACCTGCGGCGGTAGCACCAAGTTTCTGTGTGCCATGCAGCCATTTCTCGCCTGTGCTCTTCTCCAAGCCAGTGATACCGAACTTTGACACCCAAGGAGCCATGATAGCACCCGATACTCCGAACATCGCACCAGTGGTAGCACCATGCTCGAATCCTCCCAATGCCGCCTGACCCAATGCCGACAATGAAGTATCATCACCGGTGGATGCCTGCCCTAGGGCTGCGGTGATACTGGAGTAACCGCCCAGATTGAGCGCACTCTTCGCCGTTCCATCCACCAAGCCAGAAGCAATCTTCTGTGCCATCGTCATGTTTGCAGCCTTGAATGCCAACTGCTGTGCAGTAAGCTTGGCTCCCATCTTCACAACTCCAGCCTTGGCGAGACCTTTCATCAGGACCTGCTTTCCCAGATCCACGGTCAAATTGGATGCGCTGCCTGTCATTCCGAGAATAGGGGAGTCCATCGCCATGTTAGCCGCCGTAGAAACGAAACGTGCGCCCATGCCAGACTTGTAACCTTCGTTAGCCTTGTAGCCATTAACGGTAGGCATTTCCTCCAAACCGTCTGCAATAGCCATCGCCTCCTGCTCTCTGGCAATCTGCTCTCTCGACTTATCCTGTCCGGCAGACAAGGTTCCCAAGATGGAATCGCTGAGTCTTCTCACCACATATTCTGTGGCACTCTGAGGCAGAATCTCCTCAATATTCTTAACACCCAGTATATTCTGGGCACGCTGCATCATCTGAGGAGTAACATACTTGTCAACGTACTCCTCCACGCCCATATTCAACTTTTCGGCACTCTGCAAGATATGCTCCTGCAATCCCTTCTGGGAGTATATTTCCTGCAACTTAGAACTGAGGGTGTCGGCAAGTACATTCTGACGGTTCTTGATCCTGTTGTCCTGCAAATCCTTCCACGCCTTGTTTCTCAGATAGGCATCATTACCAGCATTCTTCAAAGCCTGCTGATACTGAGACCAAGACAAATTATCAGCCTCCTCCATCGAAGGAGCTACAAGAGAGTCAATCTCTGGTGCAATGGTGCCATATTTACCGTCATTCTGGGCAAAATTATTACCCTCAACCTCATACTGGGCGAATGCTCTTGCATCGTCCTCTCGCTGCTGCTTGGCTCTAGCCCTGCGAGCTTCAGGAGTAGAAAGCTGCTGCATCGTCTCGTTGAAGTTCTTGGCAGTAGAGGTTATTCTGCTTCTACTGATAGGGGTAGCTCTCTGCTGCTCCTGACGCGCAGCCTGTTCCTGTGCTCCTTGCATGCGCGTGCGCATATTGCTAGCCTGAGCCTGCTGCATCGGGTTCATCTGGTAGTTGCGCATGTGCATCAACTGCCAGTTCTTCATATAGTCTGTACCAGAAGCAGTAGCCGTACTAGGCTGCTGAGGTCTCTGAGGCTGCTGCCTCTGCTGCTTATACTGAGCTGCCACCTTCTGTGCCCTCTGCGAAGTAGTCATTGGCTTCTGCTGCTCTATTGGCTTCTGCTGAGGCTTCGGATTTACAGCATGGAGTCCAAGCCGCTGCGCAAACTCCTCATAGGAATTACTGGAAACAGCACCATCAGCATGAAGCGCATCATAGAGCTGCTTTCTGTTATGATAGCCCTGCTTGCCCGGCGCATATACGAACTGTCTGAAATGTTCTCTAGTTCCCGATACTGCGCCATCAGCTTTCAAGGCGTTATAAAGTTGGTCAAATTTATCTCCAGCCATATTTTATTATTAATGTTTATAATCCAAGTTTCTTTGTATTCTTATATCCGTTCTTCGACTTGCCTGCAGGCTTCGGTCTGTTTCTTGCATTCCTAGCCGCATTCTGCGAAGCTGCTGCCTGACTGGTAACAGATGCACCCTTTCTTCTTGTGGTGGTCGTTACCTCTGCGCCAGTCTTCGGATTGATGGCCTTTGTACTGGTAGAAGTAGAAGTCTCGCCCTGCGGAAGCTTTCCGTATTCACGGTAGTACTCCTGTTCCCACATGGTCTTGTTAGGCTGATAGCGCATCTTGCCGTTCTTATCCTCAAACCAATACTTACCGCCAGAGCCGCTACCGCCCTTGCCTGATCGTCCACGTCCGCTTCCCTTATGGGTAGCATTATACTGCAAAATACTCAATCTTCTGTTGGTCTGCTCGTCCTTCGCCTTATCACGCTGCTGCTTATACTCGAAGTCCCGCTGGTCCTTCTGCTGCTTATACTGTGCTGCTGCAGCATCCTTGCCCTGACGGTAGTCGAACTTATCCCTGGCAAGCTGATTATTTCTATCTCTCATGCCAAGAAGCAGTTCCCTGTAGGCGTTCTGTGCATTGGCAGCACGTTCCTTCAAGCTGAGATTAGCCTGCTTGTAAGCCGCATCTGCATCAAGGGCAGCCTGCTTCTGTCTCTGAGCCTTACGGGTCTGGTAGCCCTGTTCCATCATGGCGGTAGGGTCATTGAACTGCTGCAAAGGAGCGCCCTTGGAAGTATTCACGATATTTCCCATGTGACGCATGGCGTCGGCTAGGGTAGTCATCATTTCCATGTTACGGGTTCTGCGTCTGTCATACTCTTCAGGAGTTTCCCCTTCCCTCATTCCCGGTCTCTTCTTCGGTATGAGACTGCCAAGCCACCTGAAGAAACCACCGTCCTTCTTGGATGGGTCAGACTGGAATGCCGGTGCTTCCTGCTTCTGGGATGCTGCTGCGCCTGAAAGGGCAGAAGAAAGGGAGTCATAGCTTGGTGTTCCGTCTGCATTCCAACCAGTAGGCTGCTGGGGCATATTCGTGAAGTCTGTAACCGGTGCTTCCCCAGTCTGTACTGGCTGAACAGGCTGCGCTGGCTGAGGCTGAACCGCTGGCGCTTCATACTTTCCTACAGCGCCACCATTCGGCTGAAAGAAATTCATACTCGCTGACTGAGGGGCAACGGCAGGAATCTGTCCGTTAGGAGCACCCTGCATCCCCTGGTTCATCACCTGATCATAATCAGGATGCTTCGCCCTCATCATGTCCTGAACAGCCTGAGGATACCCACTAATCGTAATGGGTACCTTCTTAGGCTGCTGTGTATTCTGATTATTTACTCCTGCCATACGTCTTTTACTTTCTTTAGTGCATCAATAAAATCCTTGCCACACAAAACAATTACTCCAGAAAGGTCTGCACCTTCCTCTGCAATATCAACTCCAATCATCTGGTCTATGATGCCGTTTCCGTACTTGCTTCCAACACTGCCGAGGTTAGCAGCTCTTATGTTAAAACTATCAATTGTTTTTTTTATGAAATCCTCACGGCTATTATCATACTTTGGATCTTCTGGTGCAGGAATGCGAGGTTTCTTGTTTTCCTTTCCTCTAGCAATGTCATAATTTGAAAAACGGAAAGGCTTATCTTTTTCTAAATATTCAGATTCAATAAGCCACTTTTGTAGACCTGCATTACAAATTTTCTGAATATGCTCAAAATGCTCAGAGTCTTCTTTGATTCTTCTCTTGTAACTTTCCTTAAAAGCCTCCAACTCATTCTTCAACTCCTCGTTCTCCTTCATGTACTTCTGGCTTACCTCGGTCAGATTCTTCTCACGAATCTTTGAAAGGCGAAGTTCCTCTGCAACGTCAGACAAAATAGCGTTCTTTTCCTTTAACAGCTGTTCCAAATCAAGATTCTCACAGGACACTTTAATCTTTTCGCCTTGGTGTCTAGAACTTTCCTTTCTCAACTCCTCAATCTTCATGTTCTTCTTGAGTCGGGCAATCTCCCTGCCGAGACGCAGATTCTTCTCTTTGATACACTTAATCTCCTTTGCCTGTTCATCCAACAAAGCATCGTTGAACTGGGAGGCTGATTCTTTAAGGGCAGGGTTTCCTTCCTTTGCTTTCTCTTTACCAGAGACAGGTGCGTTAGCATACTCTTCAAGCTCCTCCTTCAAGCGAGCCTTACGTGCATTAAAGGCTGCTTCAACCATCATAATAGCATAACCGGCAGAACTAACAACTTGCATGGCTTCACAAATGTTGGGGTCCTCGAATTCAGTAAACTCTTCACTAATAGCGTAAGGCTTACCAGGATTTTCCTCTAAATTAAAACCTTCTTTCTCCAATATCTTCTTTGCTTCTTCAAATGTCATAATCTATCTTGTTTTAATGTTTAACTTTTCGTGAATATTTCTATTGAGGAATGCACAAATTCCTCAAATGAGAAGGGAATGTTATCAGCTTCATCTTCATGAGCCATATTCCATGTTCTCTTCTTTAATTTCGGGAGACTCTTTAGAAAAGGCTCTCTGTTCATGTAAGCATAAGCTAAACCTTTTGGTCTGTGATACCTTTCGTATTCTTCTCTACCACACGGAATAATCTTTGTTATATTCATAATCTACAATATTTAATATTGTTAACACTTCCCGAAAAATTAGGGGTGGGGAAAATCGGAAAACCGAAATCCAAAATGAGGGGGTGGGTGGGGGGAGGAGGATTTTTATTTATGTATTTATCTACTATAATTTGCAACGGTGGTCAAAGGGGGTGGGGGTCTTGGGGTGTCCCTCTATGCCATTGCCTCGACCTTGCCTTGCCATCCTCGCTGCCTCTCACCGCTCTACACCCCAACGTGAGGGACCTTCGGTTTCTTCTTGTTGAGTTCACCCACAGCATCATCCAGCAGAGTGTGACCGCTAGAGGTGGCAGGATTCAGTAAACCGCTCGGATTGGTCTTGTAGACTTGCCAACAGCTACGTCCGTTACATTTCTGTTATCAAGCGTTGGCGTCTGATTGTCTAACTTGCTGCCATTCAGTGCCTTTGTACCTTCGAGTTCTGACCCCAACTGGTTCACACCTGCCGACATCAGCGCATTTGACATGTTTTGCGCTGCATCGCTGGTTGCCTGCGCCTTCTGCTGCTCTATCTGCTGGCGCTCTCTTGACAACTGCTGAGTGTTCTGAAGGTGGGCATCTGCGACATGCTGCTTGCGTGAGGTGTCTTGTGCTGCGATATTGGCAACCGTGTCTCCAATCGTCTTGTTGGCGGCTTCCTTCGCCATTGCCACGCTTGCAGCAGTTCCACCGCCAACAGCAGCAGCGCCATCAGCCTTGCGGATATACTCGTTCTGCACTTCCTGCGCTCTTCTCATGAGGTTCTGCCCTGCTTTGGTGTCTAGATAGTCCGTGTTGTACTCCTTGTCGTACCAAGCCTTCTCAGCGTTGCTTCTGTACGTATTCTCGGCTTGTGCTCGTCTAGCCGCCTTCTTAGCCTTGTTAGCACCGAACAAAGAGGACGCAACAGAGCCAGCCAGCATGGCAGCAGTCGCAATCCACTCTTTCTTCTCCCCAAGCACTGGGGATGAGGTCAAATTCTTTGGGATTTTTGATAATATTTCCATCATAATTGCAATTATTTGAGTTTTCGAGGGCAAATATATAATATTTGGGGGTACGTTTTGCGGTATTCCAATCTACACCGAGTTTTCGCCAAAACCCACAAATTTGTTAGTCGGGGCGCAATAAACCGCTTTCCCGTTTACCTCAACCCCTTCAAGAAGCCTTATTTTGTAATATAAACTGCCAAATAGTCAAAAACGCTAATAGCTTGATAATAAAGATTTTAGTCTCAACTGTTCCCAAGGAGAAACAAAACTTTAGTATAAAGATAATTATAAATTTTGATGAAGGTGTGATTTTAGGTACAAAAGTCTGTTTGCATTAATAGGTACGCACGTGCGCATAGTAAAGTTTAACATTTCGATTTTAGGCTATTTTGATGTTTGTCTGACACGAACAAGCACGAACCTCTTTCATTTTCGCTGATTTTTGCGATTTTCGGGCAAATGGTCGGGATTTCTCTCAAATTCGCAAGTTTTGAGCCACTTTAGCGCCATTTCCAAGCAGATTAGAGCCGATTTTGTGGGTTTTTCGTAGATTTCATGGTTTTGTGCAGGATAATGCGCTCATCTAGAATTGATAAGGTTGAAGGACGATTTATGTGGTTTTTATTTCATAAATGAAGATTCTTTGCAAATAAAAAAAATGGAGATTTTATTTTCCTAGTTGGAGAAATATATTTTCCTAGTTAGAGAAGTGTTTTTTGTGGTTAGGGTTGATGTGTGTGTATCTCTCTCTGTAGGGGGTAGAAGAAAACCTTCGGGGGATAAGGGGGCAGCGCCCCCACGGGCGCAAGCGCCCTCCCCATGCCGTGGCGGCTGGCGCCATCACTACAAGCTACCTATCTGTATCAAGAGGTTTTCTTCTTCCGCTATTGGCACAAGGTGTCTGAACAGAATGATACCACTTTTAGGCGATGCCCAAGCTGTTTGTTTGGAATCGCTTAATATTGGCTCAGTCTTCAGCACTCTGCAAATGCGGCTTATCAAGATGCCGTACATATCTCTAATACCCTCTTTAGAGAAATCAACATCAATAACAATAGAAGCAAGTTCATTGTTTTCAAATATGAAGCGAACCTCGTTGATGTTTTCGTAAACTCCTTTACCCCAAACAAGTATCATAGAGTTAGCTCCAGTCTTATCTATTGAATCAACACTAATTTCAAGATGTGAGAATCTGGACAAGCAGAATTCATAACTATCACCAAGCGCAAATCCCATAACTCCACCAAAATGAATGCCGTCAACCGGATTGGAAGACATCACTACATTTCTTAGTTTTGTTGCACACACGACTGGTGATCTCTGTGGCTTACTATTACTTTGGGATGCATAAAAAACCATAATCGCAGCAATTAATAATGCTACGAATAAAATTAATAAGAATACCATAGATAAAAATTTTAAAGCGTTATTTATTATAATTTGCTATCTTGCGATAGTCTTTAGTTCATCAACTTGTTTAAAGAACTCGTCTATATTGTCAGACGTGTAATGAACACCATTATAACGGATATAAGAAGCAAAATCGCTCACAGATGAATCCTTCTGATAATCAGCAAACAATTCTACCTCATCACAACCGATAATCTTTGCAATCTCTTCCAGCCTATCAATGCCGAATTTATTGCGCTTTATCTGTTGTGATAGCGTTGTTGCTTGTCTTATTCCCAATGCGGTAGCCAAGTCAGCTAATTTAACTCCGTGCTCTTTGCAGCACTCTTTTATACGTAATTTAATCATATCTTTCTATTTTTCGGCAAAGATACGAAAAGTTTCGCTTTTATGCAAGAAAATTAGGATTTATTTCTTTGATATTCGTTTCTAAACGCATCAAATGTAAATTTCTTTAAATATTTCGCTTTAAAACGCAGGTTTTTAGTTAATATTCGTTATAAAACGCACAAAAACGAAGAATTAATTTGGTAGTTTCGTTTTAAAACGCTACTTTTGCAAGCGAAATCAAGAACAAGTTCAAGATTTCAAGAGGAAAGATGGCACGTTTAGAACTTCACGTTTAACTACCTCTATAAAAGTACAGATTAGTCGGGAAAGTCAGAGAGATAGAACTCTTCAAACATCAAAGGAAAATGCAACCCAGTTAGCGAGACTGTAAAAGAGCAAAAGACAAAGAAGTCTCAAACACTCATCACGCAAGATGTAAAAACGCTAGTCGTGTTAGACTAGAGAAATATCGAAACACGTTGACCCACGAACGTTAAGTGAGGGAGCTAGGCTGCATATAGCTTGCAGACGTTGGGCGCAAACGTACACCTGCACTATTTTGAAGTTTAACAATTTAACAGTAACAATTATGGCAACAGTAAAGAAGCTAGAGTTAACGGCTAACCAGTTGTGGGTACTTAAATATATCCTACATGAGGTTGTCAGCAGCGAGGAAGGTGCTAACGGCATCTACCTCACTCCAAAGGAAAGAGTATCACTCAGACAGATAAGAAGTAAATTGTAAAGTTATGAAGAAGTATATATTAGTACATGAACCGATAGACCCAAACGAGTCTCCTAGTATTGTTAGACAATTCGATACTAGAGAAGAAGCAGATAGTTTTTGTATTGACAGAACTCTATGGCAACGATAGTGACACAGAGGTAAACGTTTTGGGAGTCTATACCACCAAGACCAAGGCAAAGGAAATGCTGGCAGAGAAAAAACAGAAGGTATTGGAATCATACGAGCAAGCCTTTTGCGGTGAGTATGAGGTTTCCGAGGACCACCCGACACTCTTCGAGATTACTCACAAGAATGAGTATATTTGGGAGCAGTTATTAATAACAGAGAAGGAGTTAGCATGAGCAAGCGTTTTAAGTTCAATGAGCACGGTGTTTGCATCAATCCCGACCAGTCGGCAAAGGTTGGCAAGGATACAGCCTTTATCGAAATCACCACCGCATTGATTAGAGGTAAGTGGACGTACGGAATCAGATACATGCTGGTAGACCGAGGGGGATGCTGGGGCAACAATCTCAGCAACAAGGATTGGTTCAAGACGCAGGAAGCAGCCGTGAAGAATGCCCTTGAATGGGCAAAGAAATATCTGTTACGACAGATAGAATCAGAAGATAGTAACAATACAGTCTGCAAGAAAGCAGGAAAGCTGCTTGATGAAATCAACAAGCTTCTCCCGAAGCAGACCTATACACAGTTAGAATTATTTGAATTTTAGAGATTATGAACAAGAAAGAGTTTATTTTCGTCTTCCCTCAGTCAGGGGAGACGATTACAAAGGAAATGAATCCTTTGGCAGTGAAGGACGCTGCAATCAAGTATCTGAAAACTCAGAACGAAGTGAGAGGGGATATTTGCATCATCAAGGATAGCAAGGAGAACGTTATCGCCATGGGATACGTGAGTGACAACATGAAAATCTCCTTCTTCACCGAGGATGAGACCGTACACGACATCAAACCGATAGGAGTAATCGAGGAAGGAGGTAAGTAAATGAGTAAGCAGGAATGGTTCGTACTGTTCATCTTTCTGTTCACAATATTGATGGCAGTACTGGGATAAAAGGGGAAGCGAGTATGGAAAAGGCAAGAATCGTATTGTATGATGATTTGGTAATCATTGACGAGACGGAGACCAACTTCACGGATGCCAAGAATCTGGAATCAATCGTTATCTCATGCTTGCGCACCACTCCAGGCGCATTGATAGCTGAGGTATACGTGAAGGATAAGTTGAAGTCGAAAATGACCCTTACCAACAAGGGCAAGCCAAAGAAGATGAGCATCCACCCTAACTGGGGAGGAAGGCGAGCAGGAGCAGGAGGAAAGCGAAAGGGCGAAGAAGTCCTATCCAGCAAGGTATGCTTTCGGGTTGACGAGGGAACACTAGAGTTTCTCAAGAACCTTCTAGACAAGAAGGGCGAGTATATACGCAAGGCAATCCAAGAGAAAAGAGAACGAGACAAAGAAAAGGGTAGTCAGTAATGGCTACCCTTTATTCGTTTATTACATCTTGCCTTCCAGCGCATCAAAGGCAGACTGTACGTCCTTGCTCAGAGTTCGGGCGTATCTTGTGGTTTGGCGCAAGGTGGTATGACCGAGCACCCTTGCCACGATATTGATAGACATACCCTTTGAAAGGAAGAGCGTAGCAGCCGTAGCACGCCCCATGTGAGAGTGTAGACGGTCAACCCCGACCATTTGCCCGATAACTTTGAGATAGTCGTTGTATTTCTGATTTGAAATCTTTGGCAGCGAGAAATCGTATTTAACTAGAATCTCTACAGCAGGGGAAAGCAGTTGGAACACGAAATCAGTATCTGTCTTTGTGCGCTTGGCATGATAGAACATCTTGCCATCCTTCTCAACACAGTTGGCGTAATCGAATGAAGCAAGGTCAGAGTAAGCCAGTCCGGTGTAGCATTGGAAGAGAAACAAATCTCTTGTCGCCTGCAAGTGAGGAGTGGAAAGGTCAAGCTTCTTGATTTCATCGAACTGCTCTTCGGTGCAGCAGTCTACATACTGCTTTTCACCCTTGCCGATGTGGAACGGAAGAAACTTATAAGGATTCTTCTCAATAAGTCCGTCTATCATCGCATCATTGATGAATAACTTTAGATACTTGTGATAGTCGTAGATGGTGCACTGCGCCTTTCCTTGACGGTGAAGATACTCATCCATGGCACGCACCTTAGGCACATTACAGTCGCTGAACGAGATAATCTTACCCCAGCCCTTCAGAAATCTGATAAACACAGCGTAGCGCTTCTTGGTATGATCATGCACCTTGCGTTCATTCATTCTCTTCTTGCAGTAGTCAATGAATGAAATGTTCTTGTCTTGCTCGCCATTAAAAAGCGCAGGAATCAGAGACAAATCCGTGATACCTTCCTTCAACATTTTGTTCAATACGATGCGACCACGCTCCTCAAAGGCTTCCAGCCGCTCGTTGAGTACAGCAGCATCCTTGTGCTTGATGATGCGTTGCAACTTGTCAGACCATTGGTTTGGAGTGACCTTGATGCCGGTTGAAATGTACTTGCGTTCATATTTGTAACTGAACCGCAATTCGATGGAAACTGGCTTCTGTGACGTTCCTCTTTTCAACCGATTGTGAACGAAGCTTAAATTAATACTAGCCATTTTGATAACATAATTTTACGGAGTTGATAACAATTTGATAACACACCCCAAATTTAACATTTATTATCATGACAGCTAATTTGGCTGGTTTTCAGAGAGTTAAGGTGTTTTTAGGCGTAGACCAGTCAACGACCAGTAAATGTCAGCCTATTCCTAACACCAAGAACACCCCTAAACGAAAAATACGGAGATAAGTACTTGATTATAAGTGACTTACATCCGTATTCTTTTTAGATAAAATTCTATTTTTAGCGTTATTTGATAACGACTTAGTGATTCCGTTGGGGT